ATGAAAAATCAGAAGATTAGAAGCATGAAGGTTCATGAACAGAGCGGATATAACTACAAGGCAACACCTACCATCATTCTTAAAGGGCAGTGGCTTAAGGAAATGGGATTTGAGATTGGTGATTACATCAGTGTCAGCTGTGAGGATGGGAAGCTGATTATTACTCCGGATGCAGAAAAGGCTGCAATGGCAAAGGCAGAAACGGAATTCATGGAGAAGGAAATGAAGAAGCTCCAGAAGCGTTTCCAGGCAGAGAAGGAACAGCTCCATGCTCAGTTTGTGGCTGAAAGTAGCACTGAATATAACGGAAGAGAGGTGCAGTAATTATGGGAAAGATTATTGTTATCGGTTCACAAAAAGGTGGCGTGGGTAAAACCACGACCACACTTAACCTGGCTTATTCTCTGAAGGAACTGGGCAAGAAGGTGCTGACGGTAGATTTTGATAGTCAGGCAAATCTGACTACCTGTTACGGAGTAGAGGATACCGGAGCCTTGGAATATACGATTGGCCATCTGATGATGGCTCAGATGGAAGAAGAGGTGCCAGAGAGCTTTGAGGATTATATCCAGAGTAGAGAGGGCGTAGACTATATTCCATCATCCATTTATCTGTCTGTGGTGGATGCAAAGCTTAGAACAGAAATGGGTGCAGAGAGGATGCTGGCAGAGGTCCTGGAAGCGTTGAAGAGCAGATATGATTACATACTGATTGATACCTGCCCATCCTTGGGAATGCTTACCATCAATGCATTGGCTGCGGCAGATGAGGTGATTATTACGGTAAATCCTCAGCTTCTTGCGATGATGGGATTGGAGGATTTCCTAAGAACTGTGGCAAAGATTAAAAAGCGAATCAATCCGAAGGTGGAGATTGCAGGCATTCTCTTAACTATGTGTGAGAGTAGAACCACTCTTTGTAAGGTTCTGACAGAGGAAGTGACCGGAAGCTTCCAGGGAAAAATCAAAGTATTTGATACAAGGATACCGACAACAGTCAAGGTGGGAGAGAGCATTTACTACAATATGCCGATTGCTCAGTATAGCAAAAAAGCATCTGCAGGAATCGCATATAGAAAATTTGCAAAGGAGATAATTGCATATGAAGGCTAATTCAAAGAGAAAAGTATTTGGTGATGCAGTAGATTTGCTGATGGGAGATATGGAAGAAGTAACAATGCCAAGAGGTGTTCAGATGTTACCAGTGAAGGGTATTCAGCCTTTTCACGATCATCCGTTTCATCTGTATGAGGGAGAACGCTTAGAAGATATGATTGCCAGTGTGAAGGAGCACGGAGTGCTCAATCCGGTTATTGTACAGAAGCTTGATAGCGGTTATGAAATGCTTTCCGGGCATAACCGTTGGAATGCAGCTAAGCTGGCAGGGCTTAAAGAAATACCAGCAATAGTGAAGACCGATTTATCTGAGGAAGAGGCCTATGTGTATGTAATCGAAACGAATCTGATGCAAAGGTCATTTTCGGATTTGGCAATATCGGAGAAGGCAGCGGTGTTGAAGGCAAGGTATGAGAAGGAAGCTTGTCAAGGAAAAAGAAATGATATTCTGGAAGAAATTGCTCGTCTAGAAGGCAAAGAAATTTCGATCACTCGTGGTCACGATGACCACAGGCTGAAAACCAGAGATATGATTGGCAAGGAATATGAGTTGTCCGGTAGCTCTGTGGGGAGATTACTTAAGCTGAATGACCTGATTAAACCCTTCAAGGATATGGTGGATAGAGGTGCCCTCTATACGAAGGTGGCATTACAGCTGGCTTTCCTTCCGGAGAATGAGCAGACGATGGTATATGAGATTATGAGGGAGAAGAAAACTAAAATTACCATAGAGATGGTTATGAAGATTAGAAGTCATTCTGGTGCTCTGACAGAGGCAATGGTAAAAAGATATTTAAGTACAGAACCTATCAAAAAGAAATGCTATAAGGTTCCAAGCAGAATTGTGGAGAAATATTTTAAGGGAATGGACCCGAACCAGGTGGATGCAATAGTGGAACAGGCATTGGAAGCCTGGTTTAGTAAGGAGGCTGCGAATGTTCGAACAGAAGAGCCTTGATAGGATTGATGGAGATTACTTCAATATCATAATTGCGGATAGTCAGGATGTGACGATACAGAGTAGGAATACCGGTCATTACTGGTACCTGCACTGTGCCGGATATCCTACAGAGGAAGCTTTGGTCATATTCCATAAGCATCGTTTTAAGGACGGGTATCATCAGCACGGACACGCAAGAAGTCTGAGACAGGCGATTAAGAGTATTGTGAGACACGATGATTACCAATTGAATGTAAGAAAATGCGTATAACATAAAAGACAGCGGTATCTTCGAAGTGAGGATACCGCTGTTTTCAAATTAAGGAAGCTTATTCACCGAAATAGAGTTTCTTTGCCAGAGCCTGTGCTGCTTTGATGTCAGTATATCCCTGAGATTTTCCAAGACCTAATTCATCAAGAATCTGTCCTTTGGTGTAATCCTCGCAGATAAGGTCGAGAATACGACCATACTTCGGATTGATTTCATGAATCTTTTTTAAGAGATCCTGAATAATCATACGGAGCATAACGGTTTCTTCAAGATTTTCCGGTGATGCAGGTTCAAAGCCTTTGCCATCTTCTGATGTGGCTTCGTCCATAAACTGGTTAAGAGAGAGAACATCATCTGATTTAAAAGATGCAAAGTGTGCTCTGACATCAGTATTGAACTGTTTAAGGGCAGCAGGCTTGTCCTCAATTTTTACAGGTGCAAATGCTACCAGAACCTTATTAGGTCCGATATGCCAGGTCTCAAGGTTGTCCTGGCACATATTGAAGTGTTTCACCATTTCCCAGTCCACACGGATTGGTACGAGGCATTCTCCCAGATGAAGTGGGAGATTGTTGTAACTGCGACGGTTGTCGTAGTTGTGGTTGTCATTGGTTGACTGCTGATTTTCAGTACTTGTCTGTACATTTACATTGATTTCCATATCGTGCGGCCTCCTGTGTCCGCTGAATGCGGAACGAAGGCTTCGATATGAAATTCAGATAAGCATCGATTGTCTTATTCATGGCACGTCTCCGTTCCGTAAAATAAGCAATCAGGCTTCTTAGCCCCTGATGCGGTTAATTGGGTTCATCACGCCACAACTCTAAGAAGATGCTGGCCAAGCAGTTGTTTTGTGATGTTCTTACAGAGAAAAGAAAATGTTCATGTACGTAAAGAAAATATCGATTTTTCTCCTAATGTGTGATATAATGAAATATCATGGTGAAATTCTCTTCTTTTCTCATTTGGAACACTTTTATTGTAGAAAAAAATAAGGGAAAAATCGTTTGGGACGAGTTGGTTGAAAGTTGAGGATGAGTTGCAAATTTGGGAGGTGAAAGCATTGTCAGAATTGGTTTTTGCAACCTATTTAAAAGAACTGAAAAATGCATGGGCAGAAGAAATAGCAGATCCGGATTTGATTAATCTACTATATGATGCTGTTTCTGAACCTATGGAGTTGGTGAACAAAGAAAATGGCACTATCACGACCGAAAAATCTGCAGCTAGTAAGATTGTGAATCGTCAAAAAGGTGGAAATGCGCTAAAAGTTATACGAACTAATGCCAATAAGGATAAAGTGCGCTCCTCCATTGAACAATATTTCGAGAAAAATGTGGTAAAGAGATTACACAGTGACTGTATAGATGATTTGATTTCTAATCTGAAGAAGATAATCGAGGGAGATTCGTCGATATCGGAAACAAAAAAGGAAGAATTATTAAAGAATGCTTCTAGGAATAAACTTGCAGCGTTTTTGGGATTTACTTATCTGTATTCGTTGACAAGAGATAATGTTTTGAAAGAAATAAGAATAAAAACAACACAGGAAATTGAAGATTATAAAAGACATCCATTAAGAGAAATACCTACTCCGCCAGAAGTAATAGAAGAAGAACGGAAATATGCAGATGCCTTGATGACTGTATATGGTCAGGCAGAGGGCATTCCGAATTTTGATGAGTCAATGCTTGCAGGATTTCCGAAGCATCAGCAGCATTTTTCAGACCAACGAGGTTACTATTTTGCGGCAGAAGCTGTAAGACGAGGAACGCGCGACATATACAGTGATGAAAGTCAGTTCGATGTATTGAAGAATGAGACTTATGAAGGTGTAAAGGAAGTTTGGGAAGAAGAATACAAAAGTGGATATGCACGATTGCGCAAAGTGATGTCGCAGGCATCTGCTACGAGAGTTGATAAGTGTTGGTTAAGCAGAGATACTGATTGGGTAGGAAATCCACAGAAGAAAGGTGTGTGCCATTTCCTTGTTAAAGAAGGGAAATTGGACGGATGGGTACGAGACGATGATGAACAGACTATTTAATACTGTGTTTGAAAACTCGCTAAGAATGCTTCTTCTTTTGAATTTATACGAGATGCCTCAAACATTGGATATGTTATATGCAGTTGATTTTATGACACAGTACGGAAAAACCTTTGGTATTACAAATGAAGAGTTGAATGGAAGCAATCCATTCAAATTCAGTGAGTTTACCGGTCGAAGAGATTTGGTGAAGGAGAGTCTACGGCAGTTAGTGTTAAAAGGATTAGTACAACCAGTCGAAACAAGTAAGGGAATGTCGTACGTGATTTCATCTGAGGGAGAAGAGTATTGTGCTATGTTGGATAGCGAGTTTGCAATGAAATATAAAGAATATGCAAGCAAAACAATTGCAATGATTGGAAATAAATCTGAAAGGCAAATTATAAGTCAGATAAATAAGTTGTCGACATCACTGTGAAAGGAGATTGGCTGATGAGCAGATTTTTTATAAAGCAAATATCCGTTACTGGAGAAAAGGTTTTATTTTCTAAAGTGTCATTCAATGATGGAGTGAATATTATTTACGGACCTTCAAATGCAGGTAAATCATATATAATCAATTGCATAAATTTTATGTTTGCTGGAGACCCACCTTTCACTAAGTCATCGACTGGGTATGATACGGTTACGATGACAATGGAGTCGGATGATGGATATGCAATATCTATGACCAGAAAGATTATCGATGGAAAAAACGGTGAAGTGGGTGAAAACTCCGTAGAAGTGATCAGTAATTATCCAAATGTAGAGAGCGGGCCATATAGCATTAGTAAAAATGAGTACAGTGATCTTTTATTGAAATTGATGGGAATTAATGAACATCACAAGATTATTTCAACAGAAGGATTTGATTCTCAAAGCTTAGGAATACGTACTTTGATACATTTCTTTTTTATAGATGAAGAACATATTTTTGGAAAAAGAACTGTTCTAGATTCACCAAGCTACAGCAAGATTAATGCATACCTGTGTGCATTGAATTTCTTGTTGACCGGTGATGATTCTATGCATTTGATGCCGGAAGAAACTAAGGAAGAACGTGAGCGGAGAATCACTGAGCGTACAGGAGTTATTGCCTATTTGAATCAGAAAATTGAAGAATTATCTCAAAGAAAAGCGGAGCTCGAGGCTAGGGAAGCAGTTGGGGAAACTGATGCAGAAGGAAGAATAGAAGAGTTACTTTCAGCGATTGAAGAGATAGAAAATGAAATAGGAACAGCTTCATCAGAAAATAGAGAATTAATGAGAGAGAGATACGAAATTAGTACGAAAATTGAGGAAGCATTGTTCCTTAAAGATAGGTATCGTGTATTAAAATCTCAATATGAAGCGGACATATTGCGCTTACAATTTATATGTGATGGAGAAAGAAAAGAAGATACTATTGATGAGGCAGTTGCGTGTCCATTCTGTAATCATGAAATAGAAAAAGGAACTGTAGCGCATGAATCATACATAGAGTCTGCAACAATAGAGATTCAAAGGATTCAGCTACAAATCAGTGATTTGATTTCTGCTGAATCAGATGTTTGCGAAGGCATTGATAAGTACGAAAGAAAATTGCAAGAGATAGATGATCAGATTGCTGAAATTACAAATTCGATTAATGGAGAATTAAAACCAAGGGCTGCAGAACTCAGGCAGTCTGTTGAAGCTTATAAAGAAATTTTAAGAGCTAAGCAAGAGATATATGCAATTGATGCTATGGCAACAGAGCTTAATACAGATGTATTTGAAAAAGAAAATGAAGAAGATGGTGAAAGTGCAAAGTTTAAAGGAAGAGAACTTATCAATAAAGATACCTGGAAGGTTTTGAGTGATAACCTAAATTCAATGATAAAAGAGTGTGGATATCCAAATTCACCGGAATCCAGATTGAATATAGATACATTAGATGTGGTAGTTGGTGGAAAATTTAAGAAGGATCAAGGAAAGGGATATAGAGCCTATCTGAATACAATTATGTTATTTAACCTTATGAAGTATTTGGAAGAAAACGCAATTTATGCACCACATCTTTTGATTTTAGATTCACCAATACTGTCCTTAAAGGAGAAAAAACACAAAATTACAGAGAAAGAAAAAGCCACACCTGGAATGCGAGAATCCCTGTTCAAATATATTGTAAATCATTACGGAAACAATCAGGTGATTATTGCAGAAAATGAAATTCCGGAAGGAGTAGATTACTCATCTGTTAATTTAATTGAATATACAACAGACGAAAGAGAAGGCACCTATGGGTTCCTTAAAAGCGTAAAAAATTAATAGTTGTTGAAGAACTAAGAGGAGAACTTATATGGCGAAGGTAATCAGTTATAACAAACTTTGGAAATTGTTAATTGATCGCGGACTTAAGCGCACGGACTTGAAGGATATGTGCAAAATTAGTTCAGCTTCAATTGCAAAGCTTGGAAAAAATGAAAACCTGACGACGGGAGTCCTGCAAAAGATATGCACGGGACTAGAATGCGATGTGTCGGATATTATGGAGATGATAGATGTTCCGGCTGAAGATACTATAGGCAAATAGAGACAAATGATGGAGGCAAAAGATGGATACTCCGGTAAAAGTAATAAATAATATCACTGAGACGGTAAAGGATGATCTGGTTTTGACTTTAAAAAAAGGTAGCAAGGTATCTGTTGCTGCAGCATGCTTTTCTATGTATTCATATAAAGAACTAAAGAAACAGATGGAAGGTGTAGATGAATTTAGGTTTATTTTTACATCTCCCACCTTTACAACAGAGAAAGCCACAAAAGAAAAACGTGAGTTTTATATTCCTCGTATGAATCGTGAGAGTAGTTTGTACGGAACTGAGTTTGAAATAAAGCTTCGTAATGAGATGACACAGAAAGCAATAGCACGTGAGTGTGCAGAGTGGATTAAGAGTAAAGCTGTATTTAAGTCTAATATCAGCGGCGAAAATATGCCTGGATTTATGACTGTAGACAATCGTCAGAATCAAGTGGCCTATATGCCTATGAGTGGATTTACTACTGTTGATATAGGATGTGATCGTGGTAACAATGCATATAATATGATCAACAGAATGGAATCTCCTTTCTCCATGCAATACCTGCAGTTGTTCGATACCATTTGGAACGATAAAGAGAAAATGCAGGATGTGACAGATGTTGTAGTTGAGAATATAACATCTGCATACAACGAAAATTCACCGGAATTTATTTATTTCATGACTCTATTCCATGTGTTTAGTGAGTTCTTGGATGATATCTCAGAGGATGTTCTGCCGAATGAGGCTACGGGCTTTAAGCAGAGTAAGATATGGAACTTGTTGTATGATTTTCAGAAGGATGCTGTACTTGCAATCATCAATAAGCTAGAGAAGTACAATGGCTGCATTCTGGCGGATAGTGTGGGTCTAGGTAAGACATTTACGGCACTAGCCGTTGTTAAATATTATGAAAATAGAAATAAGACGGTTCTTGTCCTTTGTCCTAAGAAGTTGGCTGAGAACTGGAACACATATAAAGATAACTATGTGAATAATCCGATTGCAACTGATCGTCTGAATTACGATGTCTTATTCCATACAGACCTTTCGCGTAATGGTGGTATGTCAAATGGCTTGGATTTAGATAGATTAAACTGGGGCAATTATGACTTGGTTGTAATTGATGAATCACATAACTTCCGTAATGGTGCCGGTACACATGCAAATACCAAGGAGAACCGTTATGTGAAGTTAATGGATAAGATTATCCGTACAGGTGTAAAGACTAAGGTTCTTATGCTTTCTGCAACACCGGTTAATAATAGATTTGTAGATCTGAGAAATCAGCTGGCTATTGCATACGAGGGTAATGCTGAGAATCTGGATAGCAAGCTTAATACAACAAAGTCTTTGGAGGATATTTTTAGACAAGCTCAGAAGGCTTTCAACGCATGGAGTAAGTTGGATCCGGAAGACAGAACCACAGATGCTCTTCTTAGAACACTGGATTTTGATTTTTTTGAGCTGTTGGATAGTGTGACAATAGCACGGTCCAGAAAGCATATTGAGAAATATTATAGTACTGCAGAGATAGGAAAATTTCCTGAGAGGTTAAAACCAATATCTCTCAGACCGAACCTTACTTCTCTGGAGTCTGCAATTACCTACAATCAAATTTATGAACAGCTGATGTTGCTTACATTGTGTATCTATACGCCGTCAAATTATATATTCCCAAGCAAGCTAGATAAATATATGGAGCTGACGCATAACAAGGGCGCAAACCTTACTCAAAAAGGTCGAGAGGAAGGTATTAGACGACTCATGAGCATTAACTTGCTTAAACGATTGGAATCTTCGGTATATTCATTTGCGTTGACATTGTCCAGAATAAAGGACTTGATAAATGCTACGATTGGAGCAATAGATAAATTCGAAGCATGTGGTAATGCAGACATTGATATGTACGAAGCCCCTGAGGATGAATTCGACATGGATGATGGCAATACAGAATACTTTACCGTAGGTAAGAAGGTAAAGATTGACCTTGCTGATATGGATTATAAGAGTTGGAGGGATGAACTTAAAGCAGATGCTGAGATTTTGGAACTTCTTACTCTAATGGTAGCTGATATCACGCCGGGGTATGATACAAAGTTACAGACATTATTTGAACTGATTTCAAAGAAGATTGAGAATCCAATCAATGAAGGCAACAAGAAGATAATTATATTTTCTGCATTTTCTGATACAGCGGAATATCTGTATGAGAATGTTAGTGTTTTTGTAAAGAAGAAGTATGGATTGGATACTGCAATCATTACTGGTGCAGTGGATGGTAAATCAACGATTAAGGGGTTGAAAGCTACCCTCAATAACGTGCTTACCTGTTTTTCTCCTATATCAAAGGGAAAAGCAGTGCTGATGCCGAACAATGATTACAATATTGATATCCTGATTGCAACAGATTGTATTTCCGAAGGTCAGAACTTGCAGGATTGCGATTATCTGGTAAATTATGATATTCATTGGAATCCGGTAAGAATCATTCAGAGATTTGGTCGAATAGACCGTATTGGAAGCAAGAACAACTATATTCAGTTGGTAAACTTCTGGCCGGATATGACTCTTGACGATTATATAAATCTGAAATCTAGAGTAGAGACTAGAATGAAAATTTCCATTATGACTTCCACCGGCGATGATGACCTTATTAATGACGAGGAAAAAGGTGATTTGGAATACAGAAAGCAACAGCTTAAAAGATTACAGGAAGAGGTTGTTGATATTGAAGAAATGTCCGACGGAATCTCTATCATGGATCTGGGCCTTAATGAATTTCGTCTGGATCTTCTGGAGTATATGAAGACGCATCCGGATATGGATAAAAAGCCGAGAGGTCTTCATGCAGTGGTACCTGCAACGGAAGAACTACCGGAGGGGGTAATCTTTGTTCTTAAGAATGTTAATAACAGTGTAAATATAGATAACCAGAATCGTATTCATCCATTCTATATGGTTTATATGGGTATTGATGGTTCAGTGGTATGTGACTATTTGAATCCAAAACAGTTGTTGGATGATGTGCGTCTGCTCTGCAGAGGAAAGAAAGAGCCTATCAAGGAAGTATATTCCATCTTCAATGAGGAAACAAACGATGGAAGAGATATGTCTGAAATGTCAGAGCTTCTGAGTGATGCTATCAATTCCATTATTGACGTGAAGGAAGAAAGCGACATTGACAGTCTGTTCACAGTCGGTGGCACATCAGCCCTTATGTCAGATGTATCCGGTCTGGATGACTTTGAGCTTATTTGCTTCTTGGTAGTTAAATAGAAAGGTCAGGTGGTTAGATGTTAGGATTGCCAAAGACAACGGAATTCAACAAACGAATTCCGAAGCAAAAGTTTTATGAGAATCTGGATATCTCACCGGCAATCAAAAAGGTGTTTGTGGATCAGGTAAAGACAATCTACTGGAGAAATAAGATTGCGACTACCACAGTGAACTTGGCACCCGGCACAGATGTAAATGAGATAGAGGTCTTTGAGGTAAAGCTCAGTAGTGAAATGCTGGATGAAGGAATGCTCCGCCAGATGGATAAAGAGATTCCGTATCACATCCTGTTTCTGCTGGAATACCAGAAGAAATATCAGGCGTGGATTGGATATAAGGAGGCAGCAGCGTCTGGTACAGCAGCCTTCAAGGTCAATAAGTATTACCACACGGACTGGCTGGATGAGGATGAGTTGCCGATGAAGTTGGAAGGTTTGGATATTGATACTGTTTATGAGAACTTTGTCAGACAGATTGCGGGAGATAAACTACAAGTGACAGAAGCAGGAGAATCACTGAAAGATTCTGTTGCAAGAGATGATGAGATTCAAGTGTTAAAAAAACAAATAGATACTCTGAAGGTAAAAATTAGTAAAGAAAAGCAAATAAATCGCCAGATGCAATTGAATACGCAATTGAAGGAACTAAAAAAGAAAATGAAGGAAATGTAGAATGGATCAAGTTATTTTTTCAACTAGGAAAAACAAACAATATAACGCTGGAGTTGGAAGAGATGAGTTCGTATGCATGGAAGTAAACATTCCGCGAAAAAGTGCTTTTTTTCAAAGAGTAAAGGCATATGCTCAGAAAATATCTCCGAATCTTAATAAAGGTGGAGCTAACACATCAGAAGTTCGATCAGATGAAATTGTTGAAATTGATAACACATCGGGATTGATTGCAGAACTTGCATGCGAGGAAATTTTGAGTTGGCTGTACGGGTCAGATAATATTAAGAAACCGAATAATATGTCATCAAAAAATCAAATCGATATTCTTTTGGGTGAAAAAACTGTTGAAGTAAGGTCTTCTTGCGTTAGGAATGGAGTAGATTTTGCGATATTTGCTCCAGATATAAGAAATGGGAACGATTCTTATTTTGATGTTATTGGCCCGTATTCAAATGGTTATAAGCCTAGGGAAGTAGAAAAAGACTATTATTTGAGAGTTTTATACGAAGTGGAGAAGAAGAATTTCAATTCACTTTTAATGAATGACTATTTACGGCTATATATAACTGGAGGGGCGACAAAAGAGATGATGAATGATCCACAACAATATAAGATAAAACATTTGATTCCCGCAGGAGGAGAAGTAGAAATAGAATCGGATTATAGGGTTATTCCTCTGGCTAAAAGCTTAGATGCAATTGAGTTTTTAGAGGTTTTAGAGCAAGATAATTCCAGTTTGAAAAAACAAAAAAATATCGCTAGGAAGGTAAGAAATGGAAAGAATGAGATTTGAAACACAAGCAAATAATAAAAAACTTATTGAGTTTGTAGAAAATTATTATCCTATTTGCATCCAAAATACAGAAGTAGATGGAGTGCCGACTAAGAAGATTAATATTCGGTTGCTGACACAAATGCTATCTGACTCTGTAATAGAAGGGGACGAATCCTACGAATTGACATGGGTAGGAAAGAAGGCAGCTATTCTTGAAACTAATAAGCCAATAACAAGAACTTTAAGACCAGTAGTTGACGAGAGTGTGGAGTGGGATACTACTTCTAATCTTTATTTGGAAGGTGATAATCTGGAGATTTTGAAGCTTCTTCAAGAAAGCTACTTAGGGTCAATCAAGATGATATATATTGACCCCCCTTATAATACTGGTCATGACTTCATATATCCAGACTCGTTCGTAATGGATAATAAAGCCTACAATGAAGGTGTAGGATATTTTGACGATGATGGAAATGTTAATTATAAAAGAGAAAATAATATTTCGGCTGGAAAGTATCATTCAGATTGGTGTTCGATGATTTATTCAAGGCTAATTCTTGCAAGGAATTTATTGTCCGAAAATGGGTTTATAGCAATTAGCATTGGGGAGGAAGAAATCGATAACCTTAAAAAAATATGTAACGAAGTCTTTGGGGAGGCTAATTTTAGAAATCTTGTAGAAGTAAGACGATATGATAAGAATCTGAATTTGCAGTTCGCTGATCAAGGGTTGTCTACGATGAATGTGGGTTTGGAATATGTTTTAATCTATTCAAAGGTTTCTTCTTCAAAGATGGTTGCAATATATAGAGAGTCAACGGACGAGCGGTCGAAAAAGGGATACTGGAAAGGATTTTGGAATAACGCAGACAGACCAACAATGAGATACGATTTGTTTGGGTATAAGCCAGATGAAGGCCAATGGAAATGGCAGGAATCTGTAGCAAGAGAAGCCGTAGAAAATTACCAAGTTTATGAAAAAGATTTCTCTGACAAGATGTCATTGGAAGAATATTGGAAGAAAACTGGAAAGAATAAACGATTTTTGAGACGAAATGTGAAGGGCACTGGCAAAAACATGGGTGTTGAGCATTGGGTTGCACCATCAGAAGGAATATTAAGAAACAGCAACTGGTCTGATATGTTAGTATCCAAACCATCTGGTGTAGATATACCCTTTGATAGTCCTAAAAATCCAGAAGTAATTAAAGCACTTATTAATCTTTTTGGGGTTGAAGAAAACGATATTGTCATGGATTTCTTCTCAGGATCTGCTTCAACAGCATGTGCGGTAATGGAACTTAATGAAGGAGACAATACGAATAGAAAATTTATTATGGTACAAGTACCTGAAGTGTGTGGAGAGAAGACAGATGCATATAAAGCAGGTTTCTCCACTATTTGTGAGATAGGAAAAGAAAGAATAAGAAGAACTGCAAAAAAAATAGGCGGAAATACTGATAAAGGATTTAGAGTATTTCGTATCGATGATTCAAACATGAAAGATGTTTATTATTCTCCAGCTGAAATCAGTCAAAATTTAATCGCAATGTTAGAATCCAATATCAAAGAAGATAGAACTGATCTTGATTTATTGTTTGGATGTCTTTTGGAATGGGGATTGCCTTTATCTATGCCATATAGTTCGGAAGATATTGAGGGTTATGTTGTACATAACTATAACGACGGTGACCTTATTGCTTGTTTTGCTGAAAATATACCAGATAGTGTTGTGAGAGCAGTCGCAAAGATGCAGCCGCTTCGTGCAGTTTTCCGTGACAGTAGTTTCGCAAACAGTCCTTCCAAAATCAACGTTGGAGAAATATTTAAGCTTATGGCACCAGACACTACCGTAAAGGTTATCTAAGGAGTAAAACTATGAAACTACAATTTAAGCATCAGAAGTTCCAGGCAGATGCTGCAAAGGCTGTAGTAGATGTTTTTGCAGGGCAACCGTATCTGACTCCTTCTTATATGATGGATAGAGGTAGTGGTAATTATCAGCTGTCATTAACGGATGAACAAGATTTTACCGGTTGGGGAAATCAGCGTATCGTGCCGGAACTTAATAACCAGATTATTCTGGATCATATTAGAAAAATACAAAGAAATAATCAGATTGAACCTTCATCAAAATTAGATGGTACCTACAATTTGACTATAGAAATGGAAACAGGTGTTGGTAAGACCTACACTTACATCAAGACCATGTATGAATTGAATAAGCATTACGGCTGGAGCAAGTTTATCATTGTTGTTCCAAGTATTGCTATTCGTGAAGGTGTTTATAAATCATTCCAGGTGACTCAGGAGCATTTTGCGGAAGAGTACGGAAAGAAGATTAGATTCTTTATATATAATTCTTCTCAGCTTACAGAGATTGATAGATTTGCTTCTGATAATTCCATCAATGTAATGATTATCAATTCTCAGGCATTTAATGCCAAGGGTAAGGATGCCAGAAGAATTTATATGAAACTGGATGAATTCCGTTCAAGAAGACCAATAGATATCATTGCAAAGACAAATCCGATTGTTATCATTGATGAGCCTCAGTCTGTAGAAGGAAAGCAGACCAAGAAGAATCTGGAAGAATTCCATCCGCTTATGACACTGCGTTATTCCGCTACTCATAAGAGTGACAGTATCTATAACATGGTTTACCGTTTGGATGCTATGGAAGCATATAATAAGAAGCTGGTAAAGAAAATTGCAGTTAAAGGTATCCAGGAATCCGGAACTACTGCAACGGACAGTTATGTATATCTGGAAGGATTGAACTTGTCAAAAGCAGATCCTATGGCTACTATTCAGTTCCATGTAAAAGGTGCGTCTGGTGTTAAGGTGGTATCAAAGAAGGTTGGTATCGGATTTAACCTGTATGTAAATTCTGGAGAGATGGAAGAGTACAGAAATAACTTCATTGTGAAAGCTATTGATGGACGTGATGATTCTATTGAGTTTGTAAACGGGATAAAAATTTTTGCAGGCGATGTTATCGGAAATGTAAGCGAAGAACAGCTTAGAAGAATTCAGATACGTGAGACAATTCTTTCTCATATTGAAAGAGAGCGTCAGTTGTTCTACAAGGGAATTAAGGTTTTATCTCTGTTCTTTATTGATGAGGTAGAACATTATAGGAAATATGATACGTCAGGTAATCCGGAGAACGGTATCTTTGCAGATATGTTTGAAGAAGAGTATGAGGATATCATCGGCAATCTACAGCTTGAAATCGGAGAGAATGATTACATCAAATATCTGCATGCAATCAGTGCTAAGAAGACTCATGCAGGTTATTTCTCTATTGATAAGAAGGGACATATGATTAACAGTAAGGTCCGTCGTTCGGAGACTTCTTCTGATGATGTAGATGCATATGATTTGATTATGAAGAATAAGGAACTCCTTTTGGATCGTAGTCCTGAGAAGTCTCCGGTAAGATTTATTTTTTCTCATTCTGCATTGAGAGAAGGATGGGATAATCCTAATGTATTCCAGATCTGTACTTTGAAACAGAGTAATTCAGATGTACGTAAACGTCAGGAAGTTGGTCGTGGTATGCGGCTTTGTGTAAATGAAGATGGTGATCGTATGGATGAAAATGCACTGGGCAATGATGTTCACAATATCAATGTGCTTACTGTAATTGCCAGCGAGAGTTATGACAAGTTTGCAAAGAGTTTGCAGTCTGAGATTGCAGAGGCTGTCGGCAGCAGACCGCGTCAGGTTACAGAGATTCTCTTCGAGAATGCCAGAGTGCATGATAAGAATGGTAATGAAGAGACTATTGATTCGGGAATGGCTAAGAGACTTATCCGCTACATGATCAAGATGGATTATCTTGATGAGAATGATGCTCTTACAGAGAAATTCTATGAAGATAAGGTTAATGGAGAGGTTCAATTTGGCGAAGAGATGGAACAGTACAAGCCGGATCTTTTGGTCATCTTAGATAGTATCTATGATGATAAGAAGATGGCTCCTGAAAATGCACGTAGTAATAATGTTGAACTTAAGGTTGATACAGATAAACTTGCAATGCCGGAATTTAAGGCGTTGTGGAGTAGAATTAATGCTAAAACAGCGTATGTAGTTGATTTTAATACAGATGAGCTTGTAAGAAAAGCTGTAGCAGCGCTTGATTCAAAGCTTCGAGTACCAAAGATTTTCTTCAAGGTTGAAACTGGATTCATGAATGAAATTAAATCTAAGGATGAATTATTATCCGGAGCCTCATTTGTAAAAGAGGATTCCGGTATATATGGACAGACGAAGATTGCCGCAAATACAAGCGTAAAGTATGACCTTGTAGGGAAAATGGTAGAAGAGACTGGACTTACCAGAAAAGCGGTTATTCAGATCCTTACAGGAATCCAACCTTCTGTATTTGATCAGTTTAAGGATAATCCGGAGGAATTCATTATCCAGGCAGCAAAGCTCATCAATAATGAGAAGGCTACTGCCATTATTCAGCACATTACCTATGATGTTCTGGAGGACAGATATGATACAGATTTGTTTACAGATGCAACCATCAAAGGAAAGTTGGATGTAAATGCGATGAAGGCAGACAAGCATCTGTTTGACCATATCGTATATGATTCTACGAATGAGCGTAAGTTTGCTCAAGAACTGGATGCAAGTGGTGAAGTAGCAGTTTATGTAAAGCTTCCGGATGGATTTTATATTTCTACTCCAGTTGGGCATTATAATCCTGACTGGGCTATTGCATTCAAGGAAGGAACTGTAAAACATATATATTTTGTTGCAGAGACAAAAGGGTCTATGGATACAATGGAACTTCGAGGTGTTGAAGATGCAAAGATTCACTGTGCAAGAGAGCATTTCAAGGCTATTAGTGGTGAGAATGTAATCTATGATGTAATAGATAGCTATCAGGCATTGCTTGAGAAGGTTATGAAGTAAGAAGGGAGAGATTTGTGCATGGCAGATGCTGATAGGTATTATCCAAATTTAACATGGCCACAATTCGCTATGTGCAATGACGATGCAACAGGCGCCTTTGAAGATATGTCAAGGCGTCTGTTTGCCCTGGAGTTTTTAGAGAATGGCACAGTTCCCCATTCGGACCATAATAATCCGGGGGTTGAGGTGCTACCAATTCTGGAGCCACCACATTCCGATGGATTAAAACAAAGAAAAATAAGTTTTCAAGCAAAGTATTTTGAAGGTAATGTTAGTTTTTCAAAAATAAAGGAGTCAATGAATCAGGCTATTAAACACTATAAGAATGAACTTGATTTGATTTATTTGTTTTGCAATAAAACGCTTACTACAACCAACAAGGGGTACAAGGACACTGTTGAGTTACTAAAAAAAGCAGGAATTGAATTATACCCTATATCTAATAAAGAAGTATTGGATTTGGTGGCAAAGTATAAAGAAATAGCAAACTATTTTTTCTTGCCGAGAAGAAGACCTGGTGATGCTCAGTATGAACAGGTACATGCAGGAATTGTTATAAATAATAGTAGCGGTGGTAGTGGATGTGATTCTTGCCCAATAAAGACTGCTGAACAGGTTATAGATTCAAAGTTGCTTCAAGGTTTTGTTCAAGAGAAAATACAGACTTGTAAAGCATTTGTTTTGGAGATGCAGTTCGATAAGCTTAGGGAAGAAATTGATAAGATATTTGTATACGATCTCTCTGGAATTTTAGGTGCGGATACTTTATTGTTTTACAAGCGGATTTTAGAATTGCATGATGGTAAGCAGATTGACATTACTGAAGATGGTCTTACCGAACAGTACAAGAGTGAATTGTCATGGATAGAAGATTATTACAAGAATCCAGTATCGGTAGGTGCATACACATTTGCTCGTCATTTTAGTGAAAGTCAGACGCTTGTTCTGGATAAAATGTTTTCATCACAATTATGGGATGCGATTGCTGAACTCTGTAAAGAAATTGTAGATGATGCATCGTCGGAAATAATTGATACTGTTAAACAGTATTATGGATTAGCTTTGTTCAATCTGCAGAAATACGATATGGCATCGGATATTCTTAAAGGACTTTACCAAAAAAATAGGAAAGAAAATATTCTTTTATATTCTATTTTTGCAGAGATGAAATGTATAAACTATGCATGGCGCGAAGGCCACTACGAGAATAGAGATAGGCTTATTGAACTAATTAAACAGCTTGATACTCTTAATGATAATAAACAGTACAAGAGTAATGGTAATCTTGTCGCAATGTTGTATCTTGAAACGGAATATAACCTAGGTGTCTATGAGAAAGAATATCTTGAAAATGCCATCGAAAGATATCAGTATTTCTCTGATGAAGTTAAAAATGAAGAGGTAATAAACTATCTGTACGCTCTTTGTTTAGAATTGAATGGTAATATTGAGACAGCAGAAAACATTTATGCAGGACTTGATTGGAGAAGCGATGCAAACATTGCTTGTAGATATTTGATTTGTAAATTATCAAGAAATGATTATGCTGAAGCCGTCAAGGTATATAAAGAATACAATTCTTCTGAGATAAATACAAAGTTAAAGAGCCTATATCTTACAGCAGTGTACTATGATGATACAGACAACTACTTGGATATGCTGAAAGAAGCTCTGGATGAAGTACAGGATGATTTTGATGGTATTATAGATATTGCTTTCGGGGTACATGAAAAAAGGTATTTAATAGAGAATATCGTTCCATTAATAAAGAAACATCTACATAATGAGATAGACAAGCTCGGGTTTATGAAAAAAACAGAGTTAATTTCTGTTTTGGCACATGCAGGAGATTTGGAACTGATATTGATGGTAATAAAGAGCATACCGAATACAAATATCTTGAATCACTATATCGTGAAGGAAATATATGACGCTGCCTTTATAGTTAGTAATAAAGAATTTATCGCCCATGATAAGGCATTACATAAATCCGATAAACTGGAGGCGGCAGAGCTTATTGCAGATATCTTTTTGGAAGCAAATGTATCACGAAGAGAATTTTTACAAATAAAATATCTTTGTGCTGGAGCTAAAGAGAAGCGGTTCAGCATGCTGAAATATGCTAAAGAATTGTTTGATATTACTCATGAAGAAGGCATGGCGAGAAATATTATTGCAATGCTATTTGAAAGAAATGAAACAGATATCAATGCGTATGCTCCTTACATAAACGTGTTGAGTAATTCTGTTAACCCGGATTATTGTATGGCGGTTGCATCTGCAATGTTACGTTTAGGAAAGACGGAGGAAGCTGATTTATACGCATACAAAGCGCTTTACTATTTAAATGATGCAGAAAATTATGAGGTATTTAAAAGTTATTTTGGCTATTATAATCAGAATCTCAATAGGTATCATGATGAAGGTGAGTTAAAGCGAGTTAAGAACAATTCCGTAGTAACTCTTACAGAAGATTCTCTGGGAGATGATGGTGAGCCTACCATCGTTACAGTATGTCTTGATTCTGAAAGCGAGTTCTCAGATCCAAACAATACAAGTATGGGAGTGAGGCATATTCCATCGGGTAGTCCTTTGTATCTAAAAATACAGGGAAGTAGCTTAAACCAAATATTGAAAATTGAAGAGATCAATTATCGTATAACCAATATACAATCTAGAACGGATTATGCTGTAGGGTTTATTTTTAGAAAGATTAGCGAGCATCCTGAGAAATTTGATGGTGCAGTTCTTGTATTAGCATCGGAAAAACCTGAGGATTTGATAGATAAAATCAAATCTATGACAGATAGAACCGAACAAACAGAAACTCTTCTGAATTTCTATCACTTCAAAGAAAATGAAGCGGGATTACCAGTTGATTCTTTTACTAATGGTGACTACGATCGATATATTGACGCATTAACAATGCTTCTTCATGCAAAAGATCAGGCATTCTATACCGGGTTTCCTATATATGAAGATGAAGAAAACCAGAGATATATTCCGGCATTATCTACGTTGGTATTGTTAAGCTCTATGAATATATTGAATGTGCTTGTGGGAGTAAAGAGTAATTTACTTCTTCCAGCATCGTACATAGACTTCTTTGCTGAACGTTATAGCAAGGCGAAGGAAACCAGTCTTGTATCACCAGGCAAATTGGTTAATGTAGATAATCAGCTGACTTTGATTCAGAACGACCTCTCACATGTTGAAATATGGGAGAGAATTATTGATTTCTGTTCAGACTGTGAGAAGGTGGAAATATCAGATGACGAACGAATAGGATTCACGTTGGGAGATATAAACGGTGAGCAATTTATAGCGGCTGCACGTTTGCACATGATTCATCTTGATTCTTTTGTGTTGGCTAAGAAAGAACAGGCAACTCTTTTGTGTGATGATCTGTTCTTTAGGAAAATAGCTACTTATGGTGGAATCAGAAACATAAACTTTGTTTCTTTATTGCGGCATTATGTGGATGATGATTTTGTAGTTCCAATTGTAATGGAGCTGTCAAAGACGAATTATTTGTATATTCCACTTATGGCAAGGACAGATGAAGAGGCGATTGAATTAAAGAAGAATATACTAGATGGGGAAATGAAGAAAAAATTCTATAGTGATATTCTGATTGCGTATAATGTAGCTTGGAAGAATGTTATGCGTGAAATATTTGGTGAGGATGTAGAGTTTGAAGAAACCGAGTAAAGATAAGGCTCCTGGAGGTAAAAGTCTAGGAGCCATTTTTGTGATTTTATAATACAGCATTCATTAGGACCATAATAATATAAGATCTTCATTCGGAATAATTCGGGACAGCCAAGTACCGGAGACCGCTATCTTTTTAATCTTTTTTGTAAAATGGTGTCTCGTACCCATCGCCTCTAATCAGGATATCTGGCATCCAGTCTGGGGACTTGCTCATGATACTGCAGATGGATTTGTAATCAACATCTTGGCTGCATTCGATGATAAGCTCATCATGGACATGACCACAGATAAAGCAGTGGGAGAGGTTACGCATGGCAAAACAGAGAAGGTCTCTGGAAACTGCCTGCACGATGTTTTCAACGAATTTTGGGCCGTAGCTTTCGATTCGTTCCCATTTCTTAGTGGAGCCGATGCCTTCATAGGTTACGGATTCACCGCCAAATCGATTTTCTCCGATGCGAGGTTTGACGTAGCTAAGAGTTCTACCGGAAGGAAGTTTGATGAAGAGCATCCCACTTCGACAGAGGAATTTGATTCCGTTTACCTCTGTAGGAACCTTCATTTTGATAGCAGTCTTTACGGCATTATCTACATTCCACCAGAAGGCAGTAATATTTGGATTGGAGGCACGCCAGGAATCCACAAGTGGCTGCAGTTCATCCTCTGTTAATCCCATATCCAAAGCACCCATAGATATAAGAGCACCGACGGAACCACCATATCCTAAGGCCAGCTCTGCAATTTTACCCTTCTGTCTGAGATGTGAATTGATACCGTGCTTTTCGACTGGTACACCAAACATCTGACTGGCAGAAGCACAGTAGATATCTTTACCTTCTGCAAATACTTTGGAACGCCAGGATTCACCAGCGAGGTGCGCAAGGACTCTTGCCTCGATAGCAGAGTAGTCGGATACTACGAATTTGTATCCCGGTTTTGCAATAAAGGCGGTACGAATCAACTGGCTTAAAGTATCTGGGATATCATCGTAAAGCAGTTCCAAAGTATCATAATCACCGGTACGGACAAGTTCACGAGCATCAGCAAGGTCATTCATATGATTTTGCGGTAGATTCTGTAACTGAATCAATCGTCCGGCCCATCTTCCTGAACGGTTTGCACCGTAGAACTGAAACATACCGTGAGCTCTACCATCTTTACATACTGCATTTTGCATAGCCTGGTATTTTTTTACGGAGGATTTTGCAAGCTGGAGTCTGAGTTTCAATGCGGTAGCTACATCACCATCAGTATTTTTTATCATAGCAGCCACATCCTTCTTACCAAGGGATTCCGCTTCAATACCATGATCAGAGAGCCATTGTTTCATCTGAACTACGGAGTTTGGATTATCGAGGTTCGTGATATTTTGCATGGATATCATAAGCTCTGACTTGGACTTTTCATCAAATGCGATAGCATTTTCTACTACATCTATATCCAGCATAATTCCACGGTCATTGATTTCCTGATCGAGGTGATATTCATCCCAGACGAAGTCAGGAACCGGGAATTTTGATAATCTTTGCTTGATAGCCATTTCCACGTCTACATCACGTTTATTGTAGGCTTTAAAGGCTTCCCATTTATCGGGGGCATGTTCTGGAAGGTTTCTGGTTCTGCCACCATTTATTTTTGTTGGTTTACAAGGGCAGCAGAAGTATTTGATGAGGTCTTTACCTTCCTTCATTTTTTGATCCTGTAATTTAAGAACTGCACCGACACCTTCAAGAGAGAGCGGTAAGCCCATATAGGCAGACCATATCATGGTACATTTCCATGAGGATGGATCCAGATATTTGGAAGCAGGATCTTCCGGAATACTATAGCCCTTGAAGTGTTCAGGGTAATGTCTTTTTAACCAATTAGATAAACAGATTCTTTCAAAATTGGCATTGAAGGCCCATTTTGTAACAGTATCATCAGATAAGGCTGCAAGGATATCATCAGGAATAGTATCGCCGCAGGCCAGATCAAATACCTGTACTTCACCTCCATCTATGGATACACCGAACAGTAATATTTCAAAATTATCAGATTCAGCGTACTTGTAAGCTCCGCATTTGGAGATATCTACATCGCTATAGGTTTCTAAATCAATTGACATTTCTTTTATCATAATCTCATTCCTTTACAAAAAGGGCAGCAGCACCGGGGGAGTACTGCTGCCTTGATATTAGTTTCCTTTTGGGGGCTGTTCTTTTGGCTGGAACCATTTTGCTTTTGGGAAAAGCCAGTGAAGGAAACGTTTTGCAACACCCAGGAACCACTTCCAGATTGCAGCAAGTCCCATTAACCAGAAACCGGCTAAGAAGCCTAAAAGGGATCCGCGGATAATAGCATCTAATATTTCATTAATAGAATCCATAGTCATAATATTTCACCTGCTTTCTTTGATTGTCACGGGCGGCAGCAGTATTACCACCGCCTGCTTGGTTGTCGTTGTTACATTGGATTTATTCAAGGAAATCGTCTTCTTCATCAGAAGCGAAGTCATCCTCAGCTCTGGACTTGCCGCCAAGAGGTTCACCGTCTCGAATCTTCTGGAGATTATTGAGACCGCAAGCAATTCCCTTGTTGCCGTTGCTGTTAAAAGCGTAGAGATTGATGGAAGCTCTGCCGTAGACACCGGAATATACTTCGGATCTCTCAAGGATAGGCTGACGGTCTGCATCGACGATGCCAGGAGCAGAAGCACTGTTAGCATTGATGAAATATGCATTTGCATATGCCGGATCGTCAGGTCTCTCTAAATCACCGTCACGAAGAGGTGTTTTGAGGATGGAGAGTGCAGGAACGGTTTTGCCATTTCCTTTAAGCTTGCTCTGACCTTCCTCATAAGCGGCTTCGATAGCTGCTTTAATCTTGTTAACGGTTACGGTGTCCGACTTGGGAATGATGAGGGAGACACTGTACTTCGGTGCGCCTCCGTTGATGCTCTTTGCATCCCATACATTCGCATAGCTCCAACGTGTATTTACTCCTGTGATTACCTTTGTAGGGTTCTGAATCTTTGCCATAATATTGGCCCTCCTTTATTTGTCTTGTGGTATAAGTCCACGGAATCATTTCGTGCTTTGCACTTTCATGATTCCTACGTAAATTCGCAATCCACCTTATCAGGCTACTTGCTCATTTCCGTTGTCGTCTCTAATGCTTAAACAGATATGTCTGCGAGCAGCCAATCTGTTTTAAGCATTGAGACTGGACTTATACGCTAAAATCATCTATTGCTGTATTCATTGCCGGTCTCTTATCGGATTCCGGTACCAATGCTGGTTTACCTGGTGGCTTATACACAAGCTCACCTAATAGCTCTTCGAATTTCTTCTTTCCGAGCATTGTGCTCATGGCAGTGATGCCAAGAAGCTTTTTCTCATACGGGTCGTAGCCCGCATCTTTTACTTTGAATGCCACAGCGGCTTCATCAGTAAATTTTCTATTGGATCTTCCTTCTACGATTTTCCAACCGTCAAAGTGAACACCAGACTGGGCCTGCTGTAAGGCATATTCTTTGATGTCATTTCCCCAGGAAATCATTTCATCCACCTTTGCTAAGATAGCGGTGATTTCAATGTTATCCAGGGTGGCTGGCATTTCAAAATCATATTTTGCAAGCTCCAGATTGTACTCTGCACGCTTTCGGCAGGTGGCTTTTACCTTACAGAACTGGCAGTGGTCACCAGCTTTGAATTCACCTTCACCTACATATGCAAGCTGTGCGGTAGGTGCCAGAACTTCGTCTGCCCATTTCAGAAGCTTCTCTTTGGAAATGGTGTAAGTACTGACGTTGTCACGTCTTGGCTGGAAGATGGTCATCTTAATCTGATTGATGTCATAGATATCACCGAAGGCTTCCAATGCACCTAAGGCGTAGCACATCATCTGACTGTTTCCACCGTGTTCCTCATCGCCGGCGCTTACCAGAACGCCGAGACCGTGCTTGTAATCGATAATCTGCAATACTTCATCTGCAACGATGACACAGTCACCGGTTCCAAAGCCGTTCTCAACCCAGCGGGAGAAGTCCAGTCTCTGCTCAATCATGACCTGTGGATCCTTACAGAATTCTTTGGCAGCTTCGATTTGTTCCAGTACATAATTCCTGTATTCCTCTGCGCAGTTTTGCATTTCGGCATCGTAGAAGGTCAGGTTTTCTGTTGGATCAGTGACAGCTCTGCCAAGTGCTTTTTCTACAAGGTAGGCGCACAGCTCATGACAATCGGTTCCCTGCTGTGCATATTTGGATGTTTGATCCGCAATATTGGCACAGAGCTTTGCACTTGGTGGGCAGGCTAACCATCTGTGACTGGCAGAAGCGGAAAGGTATGCATGTTTAGGCATTTCCAATCACCTCTGCTTCCTTAAGAAGGGCTACATAGTCATCAGGATTTACCTGCTTTAACTGCTGAGCGCCATATTTCTCAAGAAGCTCTTTGACTTCCTTCTTATATCCAGCGGCTGATTTGGAAGCGAGTACTGCACGAACATCTTCCTTGGTATAGGTAGGTTCCGGTGTTTCCTCTGCTTTAGCCGGTTCAGAAGCCTTTGTAGCTTTCTTGGTTGACTTGGGTTCTGTTTTTTCGGGTGCTTCTTCGGTAGAAGAGAAGATGTCTTTGATTGCGTTAGCAGCTTTGATCATTCCTTCGCCGCAGGAAATCATTTCATCAAGCACCTGAGATAATTCACTCATTTTGCTCATCTTGTTTTCCTCCATTTTCTGTATTCTGTTGTCTTAGATTGGCTGCCAGTCGTTTGGCTACAACACTGATTGCGATGAGAGTATCAATAAGCTCTTCATCAATGGACGGTGTAGCCTGCTGGCTTTTATCAATCGTTTCTGTCTGCATCTGCAGCACCTCACTTTCCGAATGGCTTTCGTGCCTTTCTATCTTCCTAAGCGCATCTGGAAATTGTTTTTCCGGTTGGGAGCATATTTTTTTTGGAAAAAGTTTTGAAAACAGTCAGGGCATTTTTTGCTCTTATAAGGAAGAGATACTGCTCTGGCTGTTATTTTTTTGCAAATTATTTTGTTTGATGACCGGAAAAGTGTAGGTCAAACCCGCTTAGGAAGTTAGGAGGATTTTGTTCCTTACTTTATAGAAACGAGGTTTGAGATATGCATGTAACGATTTTTACAGCAAACTGCATTGGTCAGGCCGCAAACTGTAGCTATCCCAATAAGGTGACAGTAGTCATGCCGGAGCAGCTTCGGGAGGCGGTGAAGGCAGATCATGTTTGCGCAGAGTACAAAGAAAACTATCGAGGTATTGGTAATTTCATTTGTTCGGATGTGATTGTCATGGATATTGATAATGACCATTCAGAGGAACCGGCAGAGTGGATTACAGCTGAGAAGCTGGAGGGAATATTCCCTGATATGGAATATATGCTTGCTTCCAGTAGACATCATCTGCTTCCAAAGGAGGGGAAGTCGGCCAGACCGAGATATCACATCTATTTTCCTATTTCAGAGATTACAAATGCAGAAGTGTACGGAAATCTAAAGAAGGCATTACAGAAGGAGTATCCCTTCTTTGATGGAAATGCTTTAGACGCAGCAAGATTTATCTTCGGTGCTGATTGTGAAGAAGTATTGGTACATGATGGCTGGATGACTATTGATGAAGAAATTGATGTGAGTCAGCTTGTCGAGGATGAAGAATTTGAAGCTGAGGATTCGGAGAGTACATCTGGTGGGCAGATTTTGGAAGGAAGCAGAAACAATACCATGAGCCGATTTGCCGGGCGTGTATTGAAACGTTATGGAATTACGGAAAAGGCACACGAGGCATTCCTGGAACATGCAAAGAAGTGTGATCCGCCACTACCGGAGTCAGAGCTTAAGACTATCTGGAACAGTGCAGTGAAATTCTTTAAGAAAAGTATTGTGAATCAGGAAGGGTATGTGCCACCTGATGAATATAACGCAGATTTTGAAAGTGCTTCATTGAAACCTGAAGATTATTCGGATATCGGACAGGCAAAGGTGTTGGTTCGAGAGTATGGAAATGAATTGAAATATACCAGTGCAACAGACTTTTTAAGGTTCGATGGCGAATGTTGGCGAGAGGATAAGCAGATGGCGATTGGTGCTGTTGAGGAATTCTTGGATCTGCAGCTTCAGGATGCTATGGATGAAATGGCAAGAGTTGAGAAGGCGTTGGAGGATGCAGGTGTACCGAAGAAATCTATCCAGGCTGGTCCGAAGGAGCTTCTGAAAGAGGTTGATGGAAAGCTTATTCCTTTGGTTTATATGCTGATGGGAGCCCAGACTTATTTGAAATTTGTGCAGAAGAGACGTGATTACAAATATATTGTGTCTGCGGCAAATACGGCGAAGCCGATGATTGCTATTTCCGTGTCTGATTTGGATAAAAACGAGAATCTGATTAACACACCTTATGCAACCTATGACCTTCGAAAAGGAATTGCAGGGGAGCAGCCTCATAATCCGGAGGATTTGATTACAAAGATTACTGCCTGTTCACCTGGAGAAGAAGGGAAACAGATATGGCTGGATGCTTTGAATTTGTTCTTTTGTAAGGATCAGAAGCTGATTGATTATGTGCAGGAGACTGTTGGTATGGCTGCAATCGGCAAGGTGTATCAGGAGCATATGATTATTGCTTATGGTGGTGGTGCCAATGGCAAGAGTACCTTTTGGAACACTGTTTTCAGAGTGCTTGGAAATTATGCCGGAAAGCTTTCTGCTGAGGCATTGACTATGAATTGCAAGAGAAATGTGAAGCCGGAGATGGCGGAGCTTAAGGGAAAACGTCTCATCATTTCTTCGGAAATGGAGGAAGGTATGAGATTGAATACCGCTGTGGTGAAGCAGCTTTGCTCTACGGATGAGATTCAGGCAGAGAAGAAATATAAGGATCCGTTTTCCTTTGTACCGTCACATACATTGGTTCTCTATACCAACCATCTTCCAAAGGTAGGAGCCAATGATGATGGTATCTGGAGAAGGCTGGTGGTCATTCCCTTCAATGCAAAGATTACAGGTAAAAGTGACATCAAGAATTATGCGGATTATATGTTTGAGCATGCGGGTCCTGCAATTATGAGCTGGATTATTGAAGGGGCGAAGAGAGCGATTGATAAGAATTTGCATACAACACTTCCAGATGTCGTAGAGGCTGCTATCCAGGCATATCGCGAGGACAATGACTGGCTGGGGCAGTTTCTGGAGGAATGCTGTGAGATTGATTCATCTTATAAGGAAAAATCGGGTGAACTGTATCAGGCTTACAGAGCGCATTGCATGCAGAACGGCGAATATATCCGTAGTACCACGGATTTCTATTCTTCGATGGACAAGGCTGGCTATAACCGTATTCGCAAGAATACCGGAGTGCAGGTCGTGGGATTGAAGCTTAAGGAAGGACAGGATTTTTTTGAGTAAGAAAAAGCCCTTTTGTGTAGGTCGTTAACCTCAGTACATAAAAGTCCCTTTAGGAAGAATTTGAATAAATATCTGCTTAAGAGAGTTTTACGGAACGAGGTACTCGACCTGCACACCTGTTAAGAATGATGGAGGCGTGCGATGCGTGAAAAATATATTGAACAGAAATTAGTGAGAGAAGTTAAAAAGCGTGGTGGCTTGTGTGAGAAGTGGAATTCCGGTTCATCGGGCTGGCCCGACCGACTTGTTTTATTACCTGATGGGAAATTTGGGTTGGTGGAAGTGAAGGCGTCAGGAAAGAAACCAAGAGTTTTACAGGAGCACAGGCATGACCAGCTAAGGTCTCTTGGATATAAAGTATTCGTCCTGGATGATGCAGGACAGATTGGAGGGATTCTTGATGGAATACAAACCGCATGATTATCAGCAGTTTGCAATCAATTATATATTAGAACACCCGATAGCAGCCGTGATACTTGGGATGGGACTTGGTAAGACCAGTATTACGTTGACAGATATTGAACAGCTTATTTATGACAGCTTTGAAGTAAGTAAGGTTTTGGTGGTGGCGCCACTTCGAGTTGCAAGAAATACCTGGAGTGATGAGATTCATAAGTGGAATCATCTGAAACACCTGAGATATTCCATTGTTCTTGGTTCAGCAGCAGAGCGGAAAAAGGCTTTGGAGGCGGATGCAGATATTTACATTATTAACCGTGAAAATCTGCAGTGGTTGATTGAACAAAGTGGAGTGAATTTTTTCTGGGATATGGTAGTTCTGGATGAGCTATCCAGCTTTAAGAATTGGAACTGTAAACGCTTTAAGGCATTTATGAAGGTTCGGCCAAATGTGAAAAGGGTAATCGGGCTCACTGGTACACCTTCCAGCAATGGACTGATGGATCTGTTTGCAGAATTCAAATGTCTGGATATGGGAGAAAGACTTGGAAGATTTATCAGCCAGTATCGTGTGAATTATTTTGTGCCGGACAGGATGAATGGTCCGATTGTTTATTCTTATAAGCTAAGAAATGGAGCTGAGGAACAGATTTATGAGAAGATTTCCGATATCACGATTTCTATGAAAGCCTTGGATCATTTACAGATGCCGGAGCTTATCAGTAATGAATATCCGGTTTATATGAATGATGAGGAAGCGAAGCTTTATGCGGACATGGAAGAGGATTTATTTATTCCTTTGAAAAAGGGAGAGATTACAGCAGCAAATGCAGCGGCTCTTTCCGGGAAGCTTCTTCAGATGGCAAATGGCGCTGTGTATTCCGATGATGGCGATGAGATTGTAATCCACGATCAGAAGCTGGATGCCCTTGAGGATATGATTGAAGCGGCAAATGGCAGATCTGTTATGGTGGCTTATTGGTTCAAACATGATTTATCAAGGATTATGCGAAGACTTACTGAGAAAAAGATTCCTTTTGAAAAATTGGATTCTGAGGAAAGCATCAGAAAATGGAATCGTGGGGAGCTGCAGGTGGCGTTAATACATCCAGCTTCTGCCGGGCATGGTTTGAATCTGCAATCAGGTGGAAATATGCTGATTTGGTTTGGACTTACCTGGAGTCTGGAACTATATCAACAGACGGTGGCAAGACTTTGGAGACAGGGACAGACTGCGGAGACGGTGGTGGTTCAGCATATTATTACTGCTGGAACAATAGATGAGGATGTTATGAAGGCTTTAGCAAGTAAGGATATGACACAAAATAGATTGATTGCTGCAGTAAAAGCGAGGGTAACACATGGCAGGTAAGAACCAATTTGAAGACCCATATGAAAGACTTGCGAATGCGATTATCCTTAGTGCGGTTGCTGATTACAGAGCCGCACTCAAAAAGGTAAAGCGCAATCCAAAAAGCAAGGCGGCAATAGATGAAGCATTACAGATTGAGAAGTTTTTCAGAAGTTCGTGGTATCAACAGCTGACTTCGGTTGCTGGAGAATTCTTAATCCGTAAGCTTCAGGACGAAATAAGACAATCAGAGTAAATCCGAGGGAAATAACTTTTCGGAGGTGGCTTATGACGGCTAAAGAGTATTTGAAACAGGCATATCTGTTGGATAAGCAGATACAGGTTGAAGTGAAGGAGCTAGAACAGCTTCGTGAAATGAGAGGTACGATTCAGGGATGTTCTTATGGAGAAAAGATTGGTACCAATCCGAATAGAAATCTGGAAGCACCATTTATTAAGACCATTGAAAAGATATGGGATTATGAGCAGAGGATTGATGCACAGATAAACAGATTGGTAGACCTACGTTCAGAAATCAATGCGGCGATTGAAAGTATGGAGAACCCAGAGGAAAGACTTCTTTTGAAATATCGTTATCTGAAAAACGAGAGTTGGGAAGATATTTCCTACGAGCTTAATGTGTCATACAGAACTGTGCATCGTATTCATGCATCGTCACTAAATAATTTTGTTGTACCGGAATAAGGTTGGCACACTTTGTCCCAACATGGCATAAGCATATATGTTAATATGATAGTGTCGAAAGTAGGACAAAACGAAGAGCCTTGATGGAGCAATCCTTCAGGGCTCAAATTGTGGGAGGTGCATATGCCACGAAGACCGAACATACCATGTAAACATCCTGGCTGTGCGGCACTCATTCCGCACGGTCAGATGTATTGTGAGGAACATAAGCCTTTACATACAAAGGACAGAGCTCATGCGGCAGAGCGTGGTTATGGTGCTAAGTGGCAGCGTGAGAGAAGGAAGTTCTTAGAGAGCAATCCATTCTGTGTGAAGTGTTATGAGGAAGGTCATATAACTATGGCTACCGTCGTGGATCATATCGTTCCGCATCGTGGAGACCAGAAACTCTTCTGGGATAGGTCGAATTGGCAGCCTTTATGTGAGCATCATCATAATGTAAAGACGATGACCGAGGATAGATTTAAGTAATATCGGTTCTGATGGAGCAAGGGTAGGGGGGATTTGAATCTTCGCAGGCCTTAGACTACAAGACCGGCGCCCCCTCTTCTGTGCAAAATCGCGAAATGGAAGAGGGGGGTATCGTAGAATTGCAGTAACTGAAATGGAAACTAAATGAATAAAATGATATAAAATGGTAACTATAATATTGACTTTAATTCGTGTGTGACATATAATAAGCATGAGGTAGAATGACTTTTGTTGATTGGAGGAAGTTAATATGTTTGATGTGAATTCCATGATAGCTGCAAATATTGTAGCAATTCTTAAAAAACAGAATAGAAAACAAATAGATTTGGCAGGGGCATTGCAGACAAATAAACAGACAATAAGTAAGATGCTTAATGGTTCAAGAATGATTAATGCGATAGAACTGAAGCGTATCGCAGAGTTCTTGGGTGTTAAGATGGAAGAACTTACCAAGCTTCAGGGAGATTCTGTTGATACAGATATTGTTCATGCGTTCATGGGAAAAGTTGAATCAGAGGAAGCTAAAGAAGCACTTAATATTGCTGATAAGCTTTCAAACATGATTCTTTTCCATAGTCGAGTTAGAGATAATGGTATGGCTATGATGAAACCATGGGAGGCATAATGGGAGATACTTTTTTTGAAAACTTGTTTTATAAGCAAGAGAAGCAATTTGAAAAAATAAATGATTTATCAAAGGCTTTTGCTGTAAATTACTGTGGAAATACCATTATTAGAGAATCTATTTTTGGCATAGTTTCAAATTATGCACGTAAGAGGGAACTGGCTCTTGAAGTGCTTCGTTATCCATTTAGGGATGATGAATTATGGGCGTTTACCTTTGTGAAGAAGGGTACGATTTTCTTGTGTGTGAATACAGAACTGCCAATGTGTAAGCAGATTTTTGCAACGGCACATGAGTTATATCATATTCATTGCTATGCAGAGGATATTAATACCAGCACTATTACATCAGGTTCTTTATTGGATTCAAAAACGGTTGATGAAGTAGCAGCTACGCAGGAAGATCTTGAAGCAAATGCTTTTGCAGGGTTGCTTTTGATGCCGGATGCCAGTGTGATAGAACAGTTTAAGATGTTTGGAATCTCAAAAGAGAATATGGGGATTGATGATGTGCTGATTCTTATGGATTTGTTTGCGCTTCCTTACAAAGCAGTTGTATTGCGCTTAGTAGAGAGCGGTGTGATTACAGAAGAGAAGGCCAGAAATCTTTATCAAGAAAAAAGTGAAAGCATTGCAATCAGAATTGAATTGACTGGAAAAGCAGAACAGTGGCAGCAGAATAGTGGAAGTTTACTCCGCTATGGAAGTTTGTTGGATAATCTGGCTTTTAACTCTGAACACGAATTACTTGTGGATAGTAGAGAGGAATCTGATAGGGCATACTTGGAAAAAATCAGAAAGGAATTTCGGAATCGAAAATAAGGTGAGTATATGGCAAATGAAAAATATGCCTTGCTGGATACTGACTTTATATCCAAGATGCATTTGATACGCAAGGATGATCATAATAAATTAATAGACAAAATTATGGCAATGCCAGGCTATTGCTTTTATTGTCATAAACAGATTCAAGTAGAAATCATGCGTCACAATATAGCTGGGGCACCAGAATGGTTTCAGTCGAAAATTGAATCAAAATCAATATGTATGTATGACGATGAAATGATACTGGATGAATTATCAGGAGTCTATGGTGAATGGGCTATCAGCGCATATGCAGGAATGCTTAAAACTGCGTGCGATGCATATAAAGATGGATATTTTGAAGAGAAGTTTGTTCTTGTGTCTCAAATGGACTGCCGCAGTATAAGTAGAGAAGATTTTTTGAAGCAACTGCAAGATGATTGTGACACTATCGGCGAGGGACAAAATCTCGGAGAACTGAAGTCATATGTCTTATTGCAAGTGCTGAATTTGAAGTTCGGTGAACAAATCTATGTCTTTTGTTCTGATGATAAAAATGCCAGAAATGGTGTAATCAGTATAGGCGGAGCTAGATGTATTAGTGTATTGTCATCGTTTGTAAGGCTGAAAAAAGAAATTAGCTTTACGAAAGAGGATGCTATGCCATACATCGATTCTTATATGAATACTTGTTTAGGAAAAGATCAAACAGCATTCAGGGTTCAAGATACTTCAAAAGAGAGGCGAATGTGCAGGATACCATGTGAGCAAGTATTTGAAGAGATATTTGATGGGAAAATAGATGAGTTAATAACTGGAAATTTAAAATACATATAGATATTCATCATGAGGATCGTGTAGAAATACATGGTCCTTTTATTTACACGAGTAGTAAGGAAAATGCCATGCTTGCATGAGCATTTGAGGAGCACCGCGATAACCCAAGAAATTGATTTCTTGGGTGTGCAGAAAATTAAGGAAGGAGGGGATTCCAGTGGCAGGAAGAAAGCCAAAGCCTACAGCGGTTAAGAAGCTGGAGGGTAATCCAGGTAAAAGAAAACTGAATACGAAAGAGCCAGTTCCGGCAAAGGGAATGCCTGACTGTCCGGAATGGTTATTACCTGAGGCTAAGAAAGAGTGGGAACGTTTAGCTGATTTGATGAATCAGATTGGGGTTCTTACGGAAGTGGATATGGCGGCATTTGCTGCATACTGCCAGTCCTATGCCAGATGGAAGGAAGCGCAGGAGCATATAGATTCTGAGGGTTCGACCTTTGAGACGGATAAAGGATATCAGCAGCAGACACCTTGGGTTGGGATTGCAAATACCAATCAGAAGCTGATGCTACAGGCGGCATCCGAGTTTGGACTTACGCCTTCATCCAGGTCACGTATTGTGGCTGGTAGTGCAAAGGGGAAGGAGTCGGAAGATGAGATGGAGGCATTGCTTGGGGGTGATTCCTAATGGCAAAGGAACCAAGACCAAAGGGATATCCGAAGCTTAAGAATTATAAACCTTCCCAGTTCATGCTTCCGACTTCACATTATGATAAGAAGAAAGCAGATAGGGCAGTGACCTTTATTGAGAATCTTTGTCACACCAAAGGTAAATGGGCAGGAACACCATTCTGGTTATTGCCGTGGCAGGAGCAGCTCATTAGAGATATTTTTGGAATTGTAAAACCTGATGGGAACAGACAATTCCGTACCGCATTTGTGGAAATCTGTAAGAAGGTAGGTAAGAGTGAATTAGCTGCCGCTGTCGCACTATATTTACTGTACGCGGACAATGAGCCAAGTGCTGAGGTGTATGGTGCAGCGGCTGACAGACAGCAGGCATCCATCGTATTTGATGTGGCAAAACAGATGGTAGAGATGTCACCGGCTCTGATGAAAAGAAGCAAGCTGATGGGAGCCACCAAGCGTATTGTGAATTACAGCAATGCCGGATACTATCAGGTGCTGTCAGCAGAGGTTGGCGGTAAACATGGATTTTCGGTAAGCGGTTTGGTATTCGATGAAATTCATACCCAGCCAAACAGGCAGCTGTATGATGTTCTTACCAAGGGCTCATCGGATGCAAGACAGAATCCGCTTCACTTTATTATAACGACTGCAGGTAATGATAGACATTCCATTGCTTATGAGCTTCATACTAAGGCGGTGGATATCTTAGAAGGCAGACGTGTGGATCCGACTTTTTATCCTGTGGTCTATGGACTTAAGGATGATGAGGACTGGGAAGATGAAGAAAACTGGTATAAGGTAAATCCTTCTCTTGGATATACCGTTGATATTGAAAGACTCAGAGATGCATACAGGGAAGCAAAGCAGAACCCGGCGGATGAGGTTACTTTCAAATGGCTTCGATGCAATATGTGGGTGAGTTCAACCGTTGCATGGATTCCAGATGCGATATATATGAGAGGAAATGAATCAATTGAGGCAGCTTCACTTGAAGGAAGAGACTGTTATGCAGGACTTGACCTTTCAAGTACAGGGGATATTACAGCTTTAGTATTGATATTTCCGCCGAGAGATGAAGATGAGAAGTATGTGCTTTTGCCGTACTTCTGGATTCCGGAGGAAACCATACCAAGAAGAGTGAAAGCTAATTCTGTTCCATATGATATCTGGGAGAAACAGGGCTACATTATGTCCACTAAGGGAAATGTGATTCATTATGACTTTATCGAAAAGTTCATTATAGATTTGTCCGAGAAGTATCACATTTTAGAGATTGCTGTGGATAGATGGAATGCGACTCAGATGATTCAAAATTTGGAGGGCGAAGGTTTTACCATTGTTCCTTTTGGTCAGGGATTTTCTTCAATGTCAGCTCCGACGAAAGAATTCTATCGCTTACTAATGGAGGGAAGAATTATTCACGGTGGGAATCCAGTGCTTAGATGGATGGCAGGTAACGTTGTTATTGACACAGACCCTGCTGGAAATATAAAGGTAACGAAGGCGAAATCAAAAGAAAAGATTGATGGTATTGTTGCCGCAATCATGGCTTTGGATAGAGCGGTCAGACACGAAGGCGAGAGCGGCAGTGTCTATGATACGAGAGGATTATTGGTGTTTTGATGAAGATAATTATTGCAGGTGTACTTATTGTGATTGTATGTGTGATTGCACTTGCAATCATTGGCTTTATACAGACCGTAAGAGCATGGAATGAGATTTTCAGATAAGGAGAATGTGAAGTATGGGATTATTCAATAATATAAGCAGCATATTTCGTGGGAGGGATGCTCCTTCTAACAGCACAGCTGGAAGTGGATATGGATTTTTTATGGGGAGTACGGCTTCCGGGAAGAGAGTGAACGCAAGGAGTGCCATGCAGATGACTGCTGTGTATTCCTGTGTGAGGATTCTTTCTGAGGCGGTGGCGGGTCTGCCATTGCAGTTTTACAGGTATAACGATAATGGCGGTAAGGAAAAGGCGGTGGATCATCCGCTCTATTTTCTGCTGCATGATGAGCCGAATCCGGAGATGACTTCCTTTGTGTTCCGGGAGACTTTGATGACGCATCTGCTTTTGTGGGGGAATGCGTACAGTCAGATCATCCGGAATGGAAAGGGTGAAATTGTGGCACTTTATCCGCTGATGCCTGACAGGATGACGGTGGACAGGGATGAGCATGGCAGGCTTTATTATGAGTATCTGGTTTATGACGGGGATGATGTGGACGGAAGAACCGGGACCGATCCGAAAGCAAATGGAAAGATCGTGCGTCTGCATCCGGCGGATGTGCTGCATATTCCGGGGCTTGGATTTGACGGGCTGGTCGGATATTCACCTATTGCCATGGCGAAGAATGCGATCGGGCTTGCCATTGCTGCGGAGGAGTATGGAAGCAAGTTTTATGCCAACGGTGCCGCTCCGTCAGGAGTGCTGGAGCATCCGGGGACTTTGAAGGATCCGGGCAGGGTGCGTGAGAGCTGGCAGTCCACTTTCGGGGGAAGCAGCAATGCCAATAAGGTTGCTGTCCTGGAAGAGGGAATGAAGTATACGCCGATTTCCATTGCACCGAATGAAGCCCAGTTCCTGGAAACCAGGAAGTTTCAGATTGATGAGATTGCCAGGATTTTCAGGGTGCCGCCGCATATGGTGGGGGATCTGGACAAGTCCAGCTTCAGCAACATTGAGCAGCAGTCCCTGGAGTTTGTGAAGTATACGCTGGATCCCTGGGTGAGCCGGTGGGAACAGGCAATGGTCAGGGCGCTGCTGTCCGCAGAGGAAAAGAAGAAGTATTTCTTTAAGTTCAATGTGGATGGCCTGCTCAGGGGAGATTACCAGTCAAGGATGACCGGTTATGCCACGGCAAGGCAGAACGGATGGATGAGTGCCAATGATATCCGGGAACTGGAAAATATGGACCGAATCCCGGAAGAACTTGGCGGAGATCTGTATCTGATCAATGGAAATATGACGAAATTGCAAGATGCCGGACTGTTTGGCGGAGCCGGTGGAAAGGAGAAGGGAGCCAGTGAAGAAGTTTTGGAACTGGAAGAAAACGAAAACGGTGAATCAGGAAACCGGACAGGAAGCGGAGGAGCGGATCCTGTTCATGAACGGAGTTATCGCTGAGGACAGCTGGTTTGACGATGATGTCACGCCGGCTCTTTTTAAGGATGAACTGAATGCAGGGACAGGGGACATTACCCTGTGGATCAACAGTCCGGGCGGGGACTGTGTTGCCGCAGCGCAGATTTTTAACATGCTGTCGGAATATCCGGGGAAGGTTACCGTAAAGATTGACGGGCTTGCGGCATCTGCTGCGTCTGTCATTGCAATGGCCGGAACTGAGGTATGGATGAGTCCGGTAAGCATGATGATGATCCATAATCCGGCGACGGTTGCGTGGGGTGACCATTCGGAGATGAAGAAGGCTATGGAACTTCTGGATGCGGTGAAAGAATCTATCATCAATGCTTATGTACGGAAAACGGGACAGAGCAGGGCGAAGCTGTCACATCTGATGGATGCGGAAACGTGGATGGATGCGAATAAGGCTGTGGAGCTTGGGTTTGCAGATGACATTCTGTTCCAGAAAGAGGAACAGGGCAGTGAAGGCGAAAATGGAGATTCAGGTGCTGGCCGTACAGAAAAAGGGACGTCTGATTCCGTAATGTTTTCCAGACGGGCAGTGAATAATGCCCTGATGAATAAGCTGGAGAAGCATTATGGAAAGACTGGAAAATCCGTGAAAGATCAGGCGGGGATCGGCTTGAATGGAAATGGTGCTGAGGGGGACGATCCCTGTAATGGATGTTTCGGGGCAGCGGAGAATGCCTGCCAGAAGTGTGAAAAGAAGAAAGTGAATAGGAATGTTACAGGGCGTTCTGCGGATGATCTGCGTGAACGCTTAAATTTTATCAAAAAATATATCTGAGGAGGATACGGATTATGACGATTCAGGAATTAATGGAGAAGAGAGCTAAGGTTTGGGAAGCTGCAAAGAATTTTGTGGATACCCATGAGAATGAAAATGGTGTTCTGTCTGCGGAGGACAGTGCAACCTATGAGAGAATGGAAGCGGAGATTGAGGATCTGACAAAGGCGATTGACCGCCACCGCAAGGCTGAGGAAATGGAAAAGAGCCTGAACCAGCCGGTAAACCAGCCGCTGACCGGGAAGCCTTATGCAGGCGGCCAGGGTGAGCCAAAGACAGGACGTGCTTCTGATGAATACCGCAGGGCAATGCTGAATGCACTGAGAAGCAACTTCCGCCAGGTTTCTAATACCCTTCAGGAGGGCGTGGATGCCGATGGTGGTTATCTGGTTCCGGAAGAGTATGACAGAAGGCTGGTTGATGTTCTGAATGAAGAAAATATCATGCGCCGTCTTGCCACAAGAATCGTGACTTCCGGGGAGCATAAGATCAATATTGCGGCTACCAAGCCGGCGGCAAGCTGGATTGAGGAAGGCGGGGCGCTGACTTTCGGGGATGCGACTTTTGACCAGAAGATCCTGGATGCACATAAGCTTCATGTGGCGATCAAGGTAACTGAGGAACTGCTTTATGACAATGCCTTTAATCTGGAAAATTACATCCTTGTTCAGTTTGGAAAGGCACTTGCCAATGCGGAAGAGGATGCCTTCCTGAACGGAAACGGAACAGGGAAGCCGACCGGTATTTTTGACGGAACAGGCGGCGGACATCTGCTGAATACACTGGCTGCGGCACTGAAATCAGATGACATGCTGGATCTGGTGTATGGCCTGAAACGTCCGTACCGTAAAAATGCATCCTTTATCATGAATGATGCAACACTGCCTTCCCTTAGAAAGCTGAAGGACAATAACGGTGCTTATATCTGGCAGCCGGCTTATCAGGCAGGAGAACCGGACAGGATCCTGGGTTACAAGGTGGAGACTTCTGCCTATGCACCGAAGGACGGCATCGCTTTTGGGGATTACAGCTATTACAACATTGGTGACCGAGGAAACAGATCCTTTAAGCAGCTGAATGAACTGTTTGCAGGCAACGGGATGATCGGCTTTGTTGCAAAGGAACGTGTGGACGGAAAGCTGGTGCTTCCGGAAGCAGTGCAGATTATGAAACTGAAGGCAGACTGATTTTTTGAATAAAGGGACCGGCAGGAGAAGTACAGGCCTGCCGGTTCTGTTTTTGAGGTGATGCAGTTGGCAGTGACAGTGGATGAGATGAAGAATTACCTGCGTGTGGATTTTGAGGATGATGATGCGCTGATCGGGGATCTGATCAGGCAGGGGAAGCAGATCTGCATGGATGTGGCAAGGATTGCGGATGAGGATGAGTTTGAAGACCTGCAGGGGACGAAGATTGCCGTGCAGTATGCGGCTGCCTATCTGTATGAACACAGGGAGGAAGCGGATCACCATCAGCTGGTGATGGATCTGCGGAACCTGCTGTTTGGAATAAGAAAACCGGGATTCTGAGGTGGTTGGTTTGAATATTGCATTGATGAATGAAAAGGTGATTTTTCAGAAATGTTCTGTTGTAAAGGACGGGATCGGAAATCACAGGAATGAGTGGACAGAGGATTACTGCTGTTTTGCTACGATAGGCGGTGAGGGGCTTGCCAGTTCCAGGGAAGCGGAAACCGCAGGGACTGTGGTGGAAGATGTGGGAATGACTGTGACGGTGCGGTACTGTAAAAAGACGGCAGGCATCCGGTCTGTCACCCACAGGATCCTGTTTCGTGATCAGGTGTATGACATTGTGAGTGTGGATCATCTGAATTATAAGAAGAAGTGTCTGAAATTCACATGCAGGAAGGTCCGGAGGTGAGAGTATGACAGGGGACAGATGTACAGTCAGCCAGATGGCAGATGTGATCATGGAAGGACTGGAAGAGTATGCACAGCTTGCTGCAGATGATATGAAAAAAGCAGTGAAGAAGGCAGGGACACAGGCAAGGAAGGACATCCAGGAAAATGCCCCTGTGAAGACCGGTGCTTATGCAAAGAGCTGGGCGGCGAAGACCACGAAGGAAACTGCCAATGCGATGGAAATCGTGGTGTATTCCAGGAACAGGTACCAGCTGGCCCATCTGCTGGAGTTCGGTCATGCGCTGAGAAAAGGCGGCAGGACAAGGGCATTTCCACATATTGCTCCTGCGGAGGAACGGGCTGCGCAGACTCTGGAACGGGAAGTGGAGAAGGCACTGAGGTGATGGCGGGAGGTGAAAGCATATGACACTGGAAGAACTGGCAGGGATGCTGGAAAAGACTGGTTTTCCTTTTGCTTATGACCATTTTGCAGAAGGGGAAAGCCCGGATCCGCCGTTTATCTGCTATCTGTTTCCCGGCAGTGATAATTTTGCGGCAGACGGACGGGTATACTTCCGGATCAGCGAAGTAAGGATAGAGCTATACACGGACCGGAAGGATCCCGGGGCAGAAGCCCTGGTGGAAACAGTTCTGGATGATGCCGGGATTTTTTATAATAAGTCGGAGGTCTGGATCCAGAGCGAAAAGCTGTATGAGGTGCTGTACAGTATGGAACTGTAATGATTTGTTAAATGATGGAGGGATAATATGTCTGATAAGAATAACAAGGTGAAGTATAATCTGAAAAATGCGCATTACGCTTTACTGACGATCGGGGAGGACGGGGCGGTGTCCTATGCAACACCAGTGCTGCTTCCGGGGTCCGTATCACTGTCCCTGGATGCCAACGGGGAGCCGGAGAATTTTTATGCGGATGGCATTGCGTATTATGTGATCAACAACAATATGGGCTATGACGGGGATCTGGAGCTTGCACTGATTCCGGAGAGTTTCCGGACGGATGTGCTGAGAGAGAAGCTGGATGCCAAGGGCGTTCTGATTGAAAACTCGGACGCAGAACTGGCACTGTTTGCCCTGCTTTTTGAGTTTGACGGGGATGTGCGCCATATCCGCCACGTGATGTATAACTGTTCGGCTTCCCGTCCGAAGATCGAGGGCAAGACCAACGAGGAGAAAAAGGAAGTGCAGACGGAAACACTGACTATCAAGGCCACGCCATTGTCGGATGGAAAGGTGAAGGCAAAGACAGGGAATACTACGGATGCAACTGTTTATGCAGACTGGTACAAGTCGGTGTATCTGCCGGCTGCAGATCCGGCTTCCTTGCAGGAAGCTGATGGTGGAAAATCTGTTGTGAATGCTACTGGAAATGGAAAAGCACTGAGCTGAAGGGGATTCAGATATGAGTATGATGAAGAAGATTGAGATTGACGGGAAGGCAGTTGCTTTTAAGGCATCTGCTGCCATTCCGCGTATTTACAGGATTAAGTTCCAGAGGGATATCTACAAGGATTTATCTGTGTTGGAAAAGAGTATTGGGGACGGGGATCCGGAAAAGTCTTCCCTGGATCTGTTTTCCCTTGAGATGTTTGAGAACATTGCATATGTGATGGCAAAGCATGCGGATCCGTCGATTCCGGATAATCCGGAGGAATGGCTGGATGAGTTTAACACGTTCAGTATTTATCAGGTTCTGCCAAAGCTGATCGAGCTGTGGGGGATGAATATTAAGACGGATGTGGAGGCTAAAAAAAACTTCATGCAACAGACCGTGAAATGACTACTCCTCTGTTTCTTCTCCGGTGTGTGCAGCTGGGGATTTCCATCCGGGATCTGGATCTGCTGACTATCGGGATGGTGAATGATATGTTTGTGGAGAGCAGGAACGATGAGTATAAGGGATGGAGACAGGTTGCCACGCAGGAGGATTTCGACAGGTTCTGATCTGATGAAATATGGTGACAGGATGATTCAGAAAGGGTATAATGGTTTTATCAAATCAATATTTACTGAATTAAGTTAATCGTGCCATATGGCTTGATTATAAATACAAAGATAAAAACGCAATGTACATTAAAAATGTATTAGAGCTGGTAGGTAGCCCAGCCGTCCTATGTAAATAGGGTAAGTAACCTGCCCCTCCGGGTTGTCCATTCTTTGTTCATTTTATTTTAGGAGGGATTCTCATGGACAAAGTAAATGGAAAACTGACGGTATATTTTGAAGAACCATTTTGGGTAGGTGTATTTGAGCGTATTGAAGATGGTAAACTATCTGTGGCGAAGGCAACATTTGGTGCAGAACCAAAAGATTACGAAGTACAGGAATATATTCAAAAATACTATTTCAGTTTGAAATTCAGTCCGGCTGTTGAAACTATTGTAAAGGATATTAAAAGAAATCCGAAACGGATGCAGCGAGAAGCAAAAAAGCAGATGCTGGAAAACGGCATTGGTACAAAATCGCAGCAGGCATTGAAATTACAGCAGGAACAGAACAAACAGGAGCATAAAGAGAAAAGCCGCAAGAAAAAAGAGGCGGAAGAACAGCGAATGTTTGAGTTGAAACAGCAAAAGAAAAGAGAAAAGTATAAGGGACATTAAAGTCCCTTGGGCTTTTCCTCAAAGCGGGATTTGCGGAGGAAAGTTTAATGAAAGATAAAAATGATTTGAAGTTATTAGATATCATGTGTAAGTGGTATATATGGGCTGCTGTTGGATGGGTTATTGGAAATCGGTTAAGTGATACTTTAGGAAGTCTTATCGGTTTGGCAATGGGAAGCCTTATCGGTTGGTATATAAAAAAAAATTACAATAAAAAAGATGATGGATAACTTCTAGTTTTGTTGATAAAAAAATGAAGACGATAATGAAAGCATTTGTCAGGATGGCAGGTGCTTTTTTTGTGCCCGGAGTGATCCGGGTATTTTTGTACCTTTTTTATGGGATTTAGGGGGTGAGCCGTATGGCAGGGAACAGAATCAAGGGGATCACTGTCGAGATTGGCGGCGATACCACGAAGTTGCAGACTGCCCTGAAAGGGGTTAATACAGAGATCAGGAATACGCAGAGCCAGCTGAAAGATGTGGAGAAGCTTCTGAAGCTGGATCCGGGGAATACGGAGCTGATCGCGCAGAAGCACAGGCTGCTGGCACAGGCGGTTTCTGAGACAAGGGAAAAGCTGGAAACTTTGAAGACTGCACAGCAGCAGGCGGATGAGGCCCTGCGGAACGGGACGATTTCCCAGGACCAGTATGACGCCCTGCAGAAGGAGATTGTTGAGACGGAGCAGAGACTGAGGAGCCTGGAAGAGCAGGCGAACCAGTCTGCGACAGCCCTGCAGAAGATCGGGGCAACCGGTGAGAAGCTGCAGACGGTTGGAAACAAGATTTCTTCTGTGGGACAGAAGCTGCTTCCAGTGACGGGAGTGGTGACAGGGCTTGGAACGGCGGCGGTGAAAACTGCCGCTGATTTTGATTCTGCGATGAGTAAGGTGGCGGCTGTGTCCGGGGCAACGGGATCTGATTTTGATAAGCTCAGGGACAAGGCCAGGGAGATGGGTGCTAAAACGAAGTTCTCTGCGACTGAGGCAGCGGATGCCATGAATTACATGGCGATGGCCGGATGGAAGACGGAGGATATGCTGTCAGGTATTGAAGGCGTTATGTATCTGGCTGCGGCATCCGGGGAAGACCTTGCAACGACTTCTGATATTGTGACGGATGCGCTGACGGCTTTTGGGCTGACTGCAGCGGATTCGGGACATTTTGCAGATGTGCTGGCGGCTGCTTCCAGCAATGCCAATACCAATGTGTCCATGATGGGTGAGACGTTTAAGTACTGTGCGCCGGTTGCAGGGGCTTTGAGATTTTCGGTTGAGGATACGGCAGAAGCTATCGGGCTGATGGGGAATGCGGGTATCAAGGCTTCCCAGGCTGGTACTTCCATGCGTTCCATTATGACCAACCTGACCGGAGATGTGAAGCTGTCGGGTGCGGCGATCGGGGATGTGACCATTGCTACCACGAATGCAGACGGATCCATGCGGAGCCTGTCTGCGATCCTGGCTGACTGCAGGGGAGCTTTTGCAGGTATGACGGAAGCTGAGAAGGCGAACAATGCGGAGGCACTGGTCGGAAAGAATGCCATGTCAGGTTTCCTGGCACTGATGAATGCGGCACCGGAGGATATTGCAAAGGTGTCCGGGGCAGTGAATAACTGTAAGGATGCGGCAAAGAACATGGCGGATACCATGCAGGATAATCTGGAAGGACAGCTGACTATTCTGAAGTCACAGCTTCAGGAGCTGGCGATCTCTTTCGGGGATCTGCTGATGCCTGCGGTGCGGAGTATTGTTTCCGGACTGCAGGGGATGGTGGACGTGCTGAATGCCATGCCGGACGGGGTGAAACGTGTGATCATGATCGTTGCACTTCTGGCTGCGGCTCTGGGTCCTGTGCTGATCATCATAGGCAAGACCCTTTCGGCCATTGGAACGATTATGACATGGGCACCGAAGCTTGCCGGTGCGATCAGTACGGTGAAGGGTGCTTTTGCAGCACTGAGTGCCACGATGATGGCGAACCCTATTGCTATTGTGATCGCTGCCATTGCAGCTTTAGTGGCGGCGTTTATTTATCTCTGGAATACGAATGAGGAGTTCCGGCAGTTCTGGATCAGGCTGTGGAATGAGATTAAGGAAGTCGCTGTTCAGGTATGGACGGCGGTTTCGCAGTTTCTGGTTTCTGCATGGAACGGGATCCGGAATACGGCGGTGGCTGTATGGAATGGCATCCGTGATTTCTTTTCCGGTCTGTGGGCTGGGATTAAGACACTGTTCACAACGGTTGTCACTGCAATTTCTACTTTCCTTGTGGGAGCGTGGAATGGGATCAGGGCAACGGTTATGGCGGTGTGGAATGCAATTTCTGCATTTCTGGGTTCTGTCTGGAATGGGATTAAGTCTGTTATTACGAATGTGGTGAATGGAATCCAGACATTTTTGCAGACATCGTGGAATGGAATCAGAACAATTATCACTACGGTGATGAATGCGATCCGGACGGTAATTTCTACGGTATGGAATGGAATCCGTACAATTATTTCTACCGTGCTGAATGGAATCAGGAGTACTGTCAATTCCGTGTGGAACGGAATCAGGAATACCATTTCTTCTGTGGTAAACGGGATTAAGAATACGGTTTCCGGCGCTTTTAATGCCATGTGGTCTGGGATCCGGAGTACGATTTCCGGAATCTATAATACGATCAGGGACGGTCTGGGAAATGCAGTGAATTACATTACGGGTCTTGCGTCTGCCGGATGGCGGTGGGGTGCGGATATCATCAATGGCATTGTAAATGGTATCCGGAGCTGTATTGGTGCAGTTGCCAATGCGGTGACGGATGTGGCAAATACGATCCGTTCCCATCTGCATTTCTCTGTGCCGGATGAAGGTCCTCTGACGGATTTTGAGAGCTGGATGCCTGACTTTATGAATGGTCTGGCTGAGGGCATTGAGAAGAGCAGGGGAATGGTGAAGGCGGCTGTGAACAGTGTGGCTGCGGATATGGTGGTTTCGCCGCAGATGGCTGTGACAGACAGCGGTGTGATGACCGGTACGGGATTGTCCGGCGGTGCGGATCTGACGGCTGGCATTGCGGCGGCGCTGAAGGATGTGCTGGGTGATCAGAAAGGACAGCAGGGGGATCTGGTGATTCCGGTTTATCTGGGAAGTCAGTTGCTGGACGAGGTGATCGTGACGGCACAGCAGAGAATGAGTCTGAGGAGCGGAGGTAGATAGGATGGCTTTTTTTCAGTATCTTGTGTTTGACGGGGAGAACCTGCCGCTTCCGGATTCTTATGAGGTGGAGCTGGAGAATGTGGAAGCGGATTCCGGCGGTGAGACAGAGGCGGGAACGACACAGAGGGATGTGGTGCGGCATGGGGTTGCACGGATCCCCGTGTCGTTTTCTGTGACTGCGAAGTGGCTTAAGAAGCTGGCTGGGTATGCGAAGAAGGATAAGATCAGTGTGCAGTATTTTGATGTGGAGACAGCGGAGCTGAAACTGGCGGAGATGTATGTGACTGGGTATAAGGCGAAGTTGAGGAAAGATACCAGTTATAAGGGGCTGTGGACGGTGAGTTTTACGTTGAAGGAGATGTAGCGAGATGGTATAATGGGAGAATCAAATCAGAATTTGGAGGTGATCGTTATGAAAAAACTAAAGAATAAATCAAGCTTATTCTATATTGCTTCATTCTTTTTTTACATTGCTTCAATTATTGGCTTTGTTAGTGGAAATAGTAATTCAATGGCTGTAGTATGGTTATGTTTGGGTTCATCATTTCTTTGCTTAGGGTCGGTACACATGAAAAAGGAAAATGATGAAACAAATAGAAATAATAAATAAATTGATTAGAAATCGGAAGTTGTAAAGGAGCGTTATGCAATGGAAAAAAGAAAAATTGTTCGTGGGATTATATTGGCAGTATTGCTGGTTTGTGCGGTGTTTTTGATTTATTCCATAGTAACAGACCCATTAGGCGAACATGATATTATGCTTGCCCTTGCTGTTACCGCTGGATTTATTGCATTAGAGCAGGACAAGCGAAAAGAAAGATAAATATCAGTTTAATGAGCTGGAAAATCGGAATTTGAAAAGGCGAGCATTTATGAAAAAAAGTAAAAATGTAGTTTCAATAATTGGTGGTGCAGATGGTCCAACAAGTATTTTTCTGGCAGGCAGGTCAGGAAGAAAATCTCTGAAAGTCAGAATACAAAATTATAAATATAGATGTAAAAGCAAGAGGGCAAAAAAGAAAATAGTAGTTGGCATACATACTCTGGAAGAATTAGTAAGATATGCGGTAGATAATTTTGGCGCAATTGAAGTAAATTCGAGTGAAAGAAACTATATGGAACAGCGAAAAGACTTGAAAGAGAGCTTGATTTTACGGAATAAACCAGAATTATTAGGAGAAATGAGCGATATTTCAGAGCCGGATTTGTCCGATGAGGCTTCTGTTAAAGATTTTTTTAACCAATTGCAGATGCGAAGTGAAATGATTGCTAAAATTCCGGATTATGAAATGCCGATGGACTTTCATATCTATGAGATCAAAGTTGGCGATAATTGTCTTGAAATGCACATAGATTATATGTGGGAAATTTTTGCAATATCCTATTCCGGGAATATGCAAAAGATTGCACAGGCTTTGTATATCTATTATGGTGTAAGTGAAGATGACATTAGAGAAAAAACAGAAAGATATTCTGCGCTTTTGGCGGTTCTGAGTGCATAAATTCAAGTTTGCAGGGCAGGTGGCTATCATGGAGATGAAGAAGAATGGATGAGAAGAAAGCGTATTGGTTTGAACAGCCATATATGCCGCGGATGAAAAATATTGCAGTGGCTCCTGTTATTCTGGAAGATGGAAGGCTGTCCTTCTGTGTTCCGGGGGATGATGGTCCTCCGTGGTCAGGGGTGTGGAACCTGACGGGAAAGGCTGTTCTGGACGGGGATGATTATTTTGAGTTCCAGTGTGATGATGAAGTGATGCATATGCGGGGCGGAACATATAAGTTTTATGCATTGGATATTGATACATTCCGGCGGGAAACCTGCCAGTGGATATCACATGGGGAAGAAATCGCAGACTGCTGTAAGACAACAGAAGAACTGCATGAGTGGTATTTGAAACACTGGACTTATAACAGATAGGATGATTATTTTTACGAAGGCATCAGTCAGTTGGCTGGTGCTTTTTTCGTGGGGAAATGGAGGTGGCGGGATGTATCCTGTGTCGGATGCTTTTCTGAGGGCAGTCAGGAGTAATACAAGGAAATATTTCTGGACGGGTACGATCGTTACCAGGGGCGGAATGACGTATGAGTTCGGGGCGAAGGAGATTGTGAAGGGTTCCGGGTATATTTCCAGACAGTGCTGCGGGAGTACGGAGATTGAACTGGGGACGGTGTATGCGGCGGAGATGGGGATCACGCTTCTGAGTGACATTGACAGGTATACGCTGGAGGATGCCCAGGTGACATTGGTGTTTCATCTGGTGCTGGCGGATGGTTCTGTGGAAGATGTGCCGATGGGAGTTTTTGAGGTCAGCGAGGCGAACCGCCTGGCAAAGTGCCTGGAACTGAAAGCCTATGATTTTATGCTGCGGTTTGATAAGAGTTTCAACGGGTTTGAGACTGTGGGGACTGCTTATGATTTTATTGCTTTGTGCTGTAAGAGATGCAAAGTGGAGTTTGCGAATAAGAGGGCGGAGATTGATGCCATGCCGAATGGCGGGGTGACGCTTTCTGTTTATACTGAAAATGATATTGAGACCTGCCGGGACGTGCTGTTTTATGTGGCACAGGTTCTGGGAGGTTTCTTTATTATCAACCGGGAGGGGAAGCTGGAACTGAGGAAGTACGGGAAGGATCCTGTGATGAAGGTGGAGCAGAGGCACCGGTTTTCTTCCAGCTTTTCAGATTTTATCACCAGGTATACGGCGGTGAGTTCTACCAATAAGCAGACGCAGATTGCAGAGTATTATGCGCTGGATCCGGATAATGGGCTGACTATGAATCTGGGGGTGAATCCGCTTCTGCAGTTTGGGCTGGAGGAAACCAGGGAGATGCTGTGCAGGAATATCCTGGCAGATCTGTCTGTGATCCGGTATGTGCCTTTCGATTCGGATACCATCGGGAACCCTGCACTGGATCCGGGGGACGTGCTGACATTTGCAGGAGGACAGGCGGATGAGGGACAGATCACCTGCATCACTTCCATCAGACAGAAGATCGGGGGAAAGCAGAGCCTGAAATGTGTGGGAAAGAATCCCAGGCTGGCTCAGGCAAAGTCAAGGAATGACAAGAATATTTCGGGGCTGCTGAACCAGATTGAAGACAACGCGAAGACTGGGAAGATCGGGATCCATACATTTACCAATGCTTCCGCGCATGAGATTGGGCAGACCAGGGTGAAGCTGATCAGTATCCAGTTTGCTTCTTCTGAGGAAAACCACATGCAGTTTTTTGCACAGGTTGTTGTGGATGTGGCTGCGGATCCGGTGGAACGGTCTGCAGAGGCTTCCGGGACTGTGGTGATTCCGTTTTCAGGCGGAAGCGGCAGTGGAACTGGAAATAGCAAGGGTGGCTCTGATGGAACCGGGGAGGCATCGGATGCAGGAAGTTCTGAAAATGATGTGACTGGGAATGGGGCTGGAAATACTTCCGGGAATGCGGATGCTGGAAGTACGGATGATGCTTCCGGCGGAGCAGATGCAGGATCCGGGAGTGGTTCGGAGGTTTCTGTGGATGTGTGTCTGCCGGTGAAGTGGCAGGAGGACGGACAGGCGTTCTGTCATGTGGTCTTTGAATTTAATAATGAGGAGATTGTGGAGCATTGTCCGGTGGAGACCTGGCATTCCGGGAAACATATTTTGTCGCTGTATTATCCCATTGAGAAGATTGTTGCCAATTATACGAATACGTTCAATGTGTATCTCTGGATGGAGGATGGCAGAGGCACGGTTGATGTGGGAGGCTGCATTGCTTCTGTCAGCGGACAGGCAATGGCGGCTGGGGAAGCCTGGGACGGAAAGCTTGAGGTGGAAGATTATACCACGAGATTTGCCATTGGCGGAGGCCTGAATGTAAATGGCTTCCGGGAATCGCTGTCCATGCAGATGAAGGAGACGGTGAACAGAGGCTTTGAGGTGTATTTTGCTGAGAGAGCGGAAATCAGCGGTTTCTGCAGACCGGTAGAAATGGAGGGTGTGTGATGAAGTTAAAAGGTGAGATGGTCATTGAACTGACCGATACGAATACGGGTGCGGTGGAAACCGTGCAGGAGACGAACATGATCACGGAGGCAGTGAATAATATTCTGGGGCTGAATCCCATGGGGATTTATCTGAAAGCCAGTGGGGAGTATGACAATTCTGTTTTGTGGAACGGGACACTGCTTCCCATCTGCCCGAACATGATCGGCGGGATCCTGCTGTTTCCGGCAGTGCTGGAAGAAAAGGCGGACCATATTTACGAACAGGGGAAGAACCTGCCGGTGGCTTATGCTTCCAACAATGTTAATTCCGGTTCCAATGTGGCAAGGGGAAGCCTGAACCAGACGGAGAGCAAGAAGCTGGATAATGGATATAAGTTTGTGTGGGAGTTTACTCCCAGCCAGGGAAACGGGAATATTGCAGCTGTGGCATTGACCAGTGCCCTGGGCGGGCAGAATGCTTTTGGCAGTGCGGCAGGGGATGCCAGCACGTTCCTGCTTCTGAAAAAGGTGGATATCGGGGATATCCCGAAGGCGAAGCAGATGACACTGTTTGAGGCAGTGGAGCTGGATTTTGAAAAGAACCTGCTGTATTCCATCACCTTTGGGACTTCCAGTGTGACCATTACGAAGATCCGGATCCCGGTGTTTAACATCGGGCTGAATGAGAAGCTGGATGATACCACTTATACCGTACTGGAAGAGCAGACACTGACAACGGAAAGCTTCACATTCCTGGGGGATTATACAAAGTACGGGGAATTTATGGACGGGCATGACGGGTACTGGTATGGATTTTCCAATGAGCCGAATTCTTCCGGGGATGCGAAGATGGTGTGGATCCGGATTTCCAAAAAGGATTATTCCTTTACAGAAGGAAGCTGGACACTGTCCAAGGCGAAGCTTTCGGAAGTGGGCACAAGGGCAAAGGACGGTTCCTATCCGGAACGGAATGTAAAATGCTGTGTGAGGAAGGGGTATCTGTATGTGCCTTCTTATGACAAGAAGGGAGTTTATAAGATCAATGTTGCAAATTCAGCGGATGTGACACTGATCCCGCTGGGCTTTACTTCCAAGCTGAAATCTCTTGGGGAGGACGGCTCCTGTGAGGTGTATATGACACTTCTCGGTGACATGATTGTGGCAGGAGATTTCCAGATCACGGCGTATGACCGGGTGATCAAGACACAGGGGAGCGCAAGGTTTGAAGCCATGGCAACGCCTTTGTTCCAGTATAAGAACTTTGTGTTTATGTGGGGCGGCAGTTACGGGAAGGAGCACAGGTGTGCTTATCTTCTGACGCCCTATCTGGCAAGTATCAATAATCTTTCGTCAGCGGTGGTGAAGAATACGGACAAGACCATGAAGATCACGTATATGCTGACGGAGGAAACAATGTAGGTCTTTCTGCCGCAGGGCATGAAGATAGAAAACTTATTTACGGCAGTTCTCAGAAATGGGAGCTGCTTTTTTCATGGGAGGAGGATTCTGGCATGAAGGAATTTTGGAACTTTATTCAGATGGTTTTTATGGCTGTGGGCGGATGGCTGGGCTGGTTTATGGGAGGCTGTGACGGGCTTCTGTATGCATTGATCGCTTTTGTGGTGATCGATTATCTGACCGGGGGGATGTGTGCTTTTGCAGACCATACGCTTTCCAGTGAGGTGGGATTCCGGGGGATCTGCAGGAAGGTGCTGATCTTTTTACTGGTGGGAATGGCGAATATTCTGGATGTGGCTGTGATCGGGAACGGATCCGTGCTGAGGACAGCGGTGATTTTTTTCTATATTTCCAATGAGGGTGTGAGTTTGCTGGAGAATGCAGGGCATCTGGGGCTGCCGATCCCGCAGAAGATGAAGGATGTGCTGGAACAGCTGCATGATAAAAGTGAAGGAGACTCCGATGATGCATCAGAGGATGAGGTAGGAGGTGAGTGATTATGGGATACAGTAATAGTTCTTTGGTGGCGTACACGTTGCTCAGTCCGAACCATTCCGGATTGAGAACGGAGCAGATTGACAGAATATCGCCGCACTGTGTAGTAGGTCAGTGTACAGCAGAAGGTCTGGGGGACTGGTTTCATAAATCTTCTACCAAGGCTTCTTCAAATTATGGAATTGATAAGAATGGCCGGATCGGATTGTATGTGGAAGAGAAGAATCGCTCCTGGTGTACGTCCAGTAATGCGAATGATCAGAGGGCAGTGACGATTGAATGTGCTTCTGACAAGGCGGAACCGTATGCTATGCATCAGGTGGTTTATGACCGTCTGGTTGATCTGTGTGAGGATATCTGCAGAAGAAATGGAAAGAAAAAACTGCTCTGGTTTGGTGATAAAAATAAGTCTCTGAATTATCAGCCGAAGGCGGATGAAATGCTCATTACCGTGCACCGGTGGTTTGCGAATAAGAGCTGTCCTGGAGACTGGCTTTATGCGAGACTGGGAGATCTGGCTGCGAAGGTTACTTCAAGACTTGGCAGCGGAAATGTGGAAGTGATTTCATCAGGGATGCAGGCCGGGGAATTTCAGGGGCTGACAGAAGAACAGGTGCCTGCAAAGGTTGGCCCCCTGTTTACCGCAGATCAGAAAAAATCAGGGATTCTTGCTTCGGTGTCTATGGCCCAGTTTATTCTGGAGAGCGGTTATGGAAAGAGTGAGCTTGCGTTGGGAGCCAATAACTGTTTTGGAATGAAGAAGTCACTTTCCGGTAATACCTGGAGTGGTTCGGTCTGGGATGGTGTGAGCATTTATAAAAAGAAGACACAGGAGCAGAAGGCAGATGGAAGCTATGTGACAGTTACAGCGGAATTCAGAAAATATGCGAATGTAGAGGATTCCATTGCGGATCACAGTGCTTATCTGCTCGGCGCTAAGATTGGAAACAAGCTTAGATATGCTGGATTGAAGGGATGTATCGATTACAAGAAGGCAGTGCAGATTATTAAGGATGGCGGCTATGCGACATCATTAACCTATGTGGAGAAGTTGTGTTCTATTATAGAGAAATGGGAACTGACTAAGTACGATGTGCAGGGTGAAGCTTCTGATGTGATTAAGTATTACCGTGTCAGAAAGTCCTGGGCAGATTCTACATCACAGCTTGGTGCCTATACGGTGTTGGATAATGCGAAGGCTATGGCTAATAAGCATAGTGGCTATACGGTGTACGACTGGAATGGGAAGGCTGTGTATGGTGCTGAGGTTAATGGTGGAAGTGGTTTGGCTGCAGAGTTTTCTAATGCGGACTGTCCATTCATGGTGAAGGTCAGTATTGATGACTTGAATATCAGAAAGGGAGCCGGAACGAATACGACGAAGACTGGAAGATATACTGGGAAAGGTGTGTTTACCATCATCCAGGTGAAGAGCGGTAGTGGCTCTGATAATGGATGGGGAAAGTTGAAAAGCGGTGTCGGGTGGATTAGTTTGGATTATTGTCAGAGGGTGTAAGTGAATAAGGTTATGGTGGTGAGCCTGTGGGTGTTGGGAGAGATTCTGATGCTTGCAGGCTTTTTATATTGAATTGGACCGAAAATAATTCTATAATTATTTTGAGAAAATGATTGACAGACTGAAAGTAATTTGGTATTTTATAGTATTCCACTAAAGTGGAAGGAGGGCAACATAGTACACCACATATTATCTTAGGGTTCTACCCAGGAAGGAGGTAGTGCTATGAACTTGAATGTCACCATTGACTGGAAGTTTGTTGTTGCCCTTGGCACGGCAGCAGTTGGCGTAATCTTCGCTGTGAAGATGGACGGCGCTGCAGTTGAACGAGTATCAACCCATGCGGTTGACGCTTGCAAGGAGTATGCGATCGCTGGAAACAGCGACCGCTAGCTCCATATATGATGATGCGTGAGGGCACATAGTCTTCGGATTATGTGTTTTTTAGTATAAAGGAAAGGATGAGGCCGATGAGTAGCAATACGCCAAACAAAGAAGATTACGTGCTTAATATGCAAGCAGATATAAGGCGCGGATTAAGCGCTCTCGACGAAAAGAAAAACTGGATAGATTTATATGAAAAATGGAGGGAAGATGAGAAAAATCAGTTTTCTTTACTACTAATGGTTACGGATTCATTTAATCTATCATGTGCAGGAGATTGTTATTCATATGACAACACTGACAAAAGTCATATGGTTGACTTGGATATTATGAAAATGTCTGTCTTCTTAAGCGAGCATCTAAGACAGTTATCCATAGAAGTTTTTGAAAATGTGAGAAAAACACGAAGTAGTGACAAGATCATTTCAATTATTGAATGTTATTTTGCAATAGTTGACGGAATAGCAAATAGTCATGAACTTGCAGGATGCATTGTAACCTTAAATGAAGCAGCAGAAAAGCAAATGGTACTTCAAGGTGCTCGTTCAGTAGATTTGTATGTTTGTTTTTATTCGCTCAGAGAATTATTAAGAAAAGAAACTACAGAATCACTGTTCTTACTTTATACATACTGGAGAATAACAAAGTCTAAAAAGAATTTGAAAAGCTTGGTTAATGCGATAATTGATTATATTCAGGTTTACTTTGATGATTTTGATAACGATCCTCAGATGCATTTGCATTATCCTTTGGATGGGCTGATGATTGTTAAAAAACTGGCCGTTATTTCTCATTGGTTTGAGATTATCGCATTCCATACAAATGGAATATTTGACAAATATAAAGATTTGAAATGGTTGGCTCCGGTCGATGCAATGGCAGACGATATCGTAGAAATTGCTCAGATTTCAAAATTTGAAATGCTAAATTATAAACGTATTTTTATAAACGATGACAACGAGACTGTTAGAAAAAAGGCCATCGGAAATCATGGGTATGCGATATGGATTAAGACTGTCGATGTGATGCACATCTTTTGCGATGTTTGCCAGGTCCTTTGTTATCTTTCGGAAGATGAACTGAAAAAGATGAATACAACGAAGACAGCGATGATTGAGTTGTATGATAATATGACGAAAATAAGGAACTATTATACCAGCAAAGTCTTTTTCCATCAGGTGTATTTTGAATTGGAACGAAAGTATTTCGACTCTCGGTTTATGAATGCCCGTGAAGAGGATGCAAAACTTATATCAGATTCTGTTGATGATGTCCTTGCATTTGTTGATGCTATTTCTTCGGATGATATCGAGAATCTTATGCAGGCTAAGATGAACTACCTTGGGCGATTAAAAGCATTCACAACGGAGGAACAGGAAAGCAAATTAGATGATCTTACATCCCAGATTGCAGACAAGATCAAAACAGCAATAAGTAAAAAAGATATATACGATGAGCTGTATGCAGCTGTATCCTCAGAATTTGAGCCATATTTGACGACACTTGCGAAATATCCGAATATATTTTGTTCATTGGTATCTGCAGAATACTTGTATAAACAGTATGTTGAGAATCATGAGCCAAGAGAAAATTTTGATTATAGTTGCATCTCTATAATGTATTACATGTCGCTTGAAGATTTCTTGAATAAATTGGTCTATATTCCTTATGCGAAGAAAGTTCTTTCGACTGTAGATAAGAAAGAAGTACAAAATTATAATCGAAAGCAAAACATCGGATGGAAAAAATATGTATCAGATTATACTAAGTTTTGGAAGAATGGGAAGCCGAAGGATTCTTGCGAAATTGGTGTAGTAGGATTCTTGCTTGATGGTATTGACGATGAGGAATATTTCCAGAAGTTCCTGAATGGCAGGTTCGGTATAGTTGATATAGAGGCGATAAAAGCGTTTGGTAAGACATTAAAAGTCAAGGCAAAACGTAGAAATGATGCTGCACATGGCGGGAATTATCTAACGTACAATGATGTATGTGAAGATAAAGGGAATGTCTACGATATTGTAAATGAATATAGAGGAATGATTCTGGAATTGTTAGAACTAATATTTCCAAGAGAAAAATAAGTGATGCATGACCTGTGGGTAGAGATACCTGCAGGTCTTATTTTTTTTGTCTTTTTTCGTCATTCACCGGAATTATCTCGGCAAAAGGCGCTTAGGAAGATAGAAGGGAAGAACCTTACTATCTTATGGAGGTGTCGATATGACTGAAAAGAGAGAGCTGCCCTGGTGGCAGAAATACACATTAACATTGAATGAAGCATCGGAGTACTTCGGTATCGGATACAAGAAATTGAAACTCTTTGTTCAGGAACATTCAGATGCTGACTTTGTTCTCTGGAACGGCAACAGAGCGCTGATTAAGCGTGAGCAGTTTGAGAAGTATATGGACAGTCAGATGAATGTGATTTAGTTCAAAAAAGTTTTTAGATTTCTTGTGGAAAAAGAGCTTTGTATGTGGTACACTATCAATACATAGTCGGATACATACTATGTGCTATATGAATTAAGCAGCAAGGCTCTCCCGATTTTGAAAGGAGACGATGTTCAATGAGCGAAAAACGACGCGATAGTAAAAATCGCATTCTTCGCACAGGAGAGAGCCAAGACGCGGATGGACGATATAAATTCCGATACATAGATAGCAATGGAAAGCGTAAGACGGTTTACAGCTGGAGATTGGTAGCTACGGATAGTATCCCAGCCGGAAAAAGAGATAATGCACCTTTACGAGAACAGGAGAAAGCAATCAACAGAGACTTGAATGATATGATTACTCCTGATGGCGCAGGCTTGACAGTTCTTGACTTGGTGAAGAAATACATTGCAACCAAGACAGGCGTTAAGCATACAACCAGAGCTGGTTATGGTACTGTAATCAATTTGCTGGATAAGGATCCCTTTGGCGCAAGACGAATTGATAAAATTAGATTGTCGGATGCAAAGGAGTGGTTAATCAGATTGCAGCAGGTGGATAAGAAAAGCTATTCAGCGATTCACTCCATCAGAGGGGTAGTTAGACCGGCATTTCAGATGGCAGTGGATGATGATATATTAAGAAAGAACCCATTTGAATTTCAACTGGCAACTGTGGTGGTAAATGATGCGGTCACTCGTGAGGCCATTACAAGAAAACAGGAAAGAACTTTCCTTGATTTCATCAAAAATGATACGCACTATAGCAAGTATTATGACGGTATGTACATTCTGTTTAAGACAGGGATGCGTATTTCGGAATTTACAGGGCTGACGGTTAAGGATTTGGATATGGAGAACAGAACCATCAATATTGATCACCAGCTGCAGAAGACCGGAACATTGGTCTATATTGATACAACAAAGACCTATGCCGGTACAAGAGTGATTCCGATGCAGGATGATGTATACGAATGTTTTCAGCGTATATTGAAAAATCGCAGACCACCGAAGGTAGAACCTATGATTGATGGCTATTCTGGTTTCCTATGCTTTGATAAGGACGGTAAACCTATGGTGGCAATGCATTGGGAGAAATACTTCCAGCATGCGGTTGACAAATACAACAGCATTTATCGTGTACAGCTTCCTAAAATTACACCTCATGTATGCAGACACACATACTGCTCTAATATGGCGAAGTCCGGAATGAATCCAAAGGTACTTCAGTATCTGATGGGCCATTCGGATATCAGTGTCACTCTTAATACCTATACACATCTTAAACTGGATGATGCGAGAGAAGAAGTGGAGAAGCTTGCCAAGAAGCAGGCAGAAGCTGAAAATGAATTTCGGCAGTTAGGTATGAAGGAGGACAAGGTCAAATTCAAGAAGATGGGGTAA